GACGCACCCTAACATTTCGGCGCTGCCGGTTGGTTTTTATTTGGTATTCATCAATAATGTCCCTCCAGAGTTGAGCGGCGGCCATATGCTGTGAATAAATAATTGGTGGTAAAGATCTGGAAGCTTTCATCGGCGCCTTAGATTTTAAATTATATTTGTTTAACAGCTAAATTAAAAATAATATGACCAGCGACCAAGAGTTTTTGGAGACTGTTGCCACGGTTCTTGCCAGCATAAAAGAAATGGCATACGAAATCGGTATCGATGACAGACTCGTGCTCTCTTGTTTCGTGGGCATTATCGATGATGAGTCCGAGACAAACAAGCTCAACGCAGTGTATGATTTTGTATTTGACAACGACGATGAATTCGATGAGGTTACCGACTTTATGATGCAAGCTTGGGAGGAAAATAAAGACGATCCCCCAAACGGAACAATAGACTGGTGGATAAATAGATTAAATTAAAATGAATCTTATTAGAAAAGTTGTCATTGGGCAAAATCCCAAGGACGCAATGGCGTATTACGTAGGTATGCGCGTAGGGCAAATGAAAGTAGACTCCATTATATTGGACGAAAGACATCTCGCAAAACACTCAATCAAAAGATATTTAGTATATTTGAAAGGGGAGGAAGGTTTGATGCTGTGGAAAACAGTAGAGAACGTACCCTGCTTAATTGAATATGACTTAAATTTCTAGCGTATGAAAATGGTAGAGAATTTCTTGGTGCGTCTATCCAAGAGATTTAAAGACACCATAGAGGTGAACGGGGAGGAGCTTTATCTAGCTTCAAAATACAATGAGTTTGAACACCGGGTGATGGAAGGCGAGATCGTCTCCGTGCCCATGCGCGATGAAAATATCGCAAACAAAGGTGATACACTATACTTCCACCACCACGTGGTAATGGATAAAGGCCAAGGGTTAGTATATGAAGATGAAAAACTATTCATAGTAAGATACCACCCCGACACTCCATATTCATCCCAGGCATTCGCCGTGAAAGATGAAAACGGCATCCGAGCACTATCGGGATGGGTACTGCTCCACCCCATGGAAGAGGAAGAAGAGCTCAAGAGCAACACCATCCAAATCATAAGCTTTGAAGAGAAAGAAAATAAGCGCGGCAAGGTTGCGTTTACAAATAAGGTTCTGGAAGAGGCTGGAATTAGGGTAGGCGATATCGTAGGGTTTTCAAAGAATTCCGACTACGAAATAGAAATCGACGGAGAGAAATACTGGAGAATGAGATTTGATGATTTGCTTTATGTCGAAATCGAAGAAGTTCACAACGCTTGATGCAGCTGAAAGGCTGATGGCCTCCATGGAAGTGGCTATCAATAATATGATCGACGAAATAAAAAAGCCCGTCGATCCAGAGGCCGGCGGGTCACAGCGCAAGGCTGAGCTACAAGCGATAAAGATTACAGCTACCGACGCCAGAGAGCTGCTGCAGGAAAGGCAGCGACTCGAGCAGATGGTCAAGGAGCTGAAACAAACGGGAGGTATAACAGAACAGTCGGATTTTTCCGGTGGGTTCGCAGAGAAGTTTTCAAGATGATAGACGCAAATCTTTTCAAGATACTAGTAAAAACAACGGTACTGCTACAGAGCACGCTCGAGGCAATGGACGACGTCAAAGGCACAAACATCTACAAGCACAGCCTAAAGAATAAGATCAAGAACCTAGAGAAATCCATAGAGCAAACAATCAACGATAAGGTTGTTGCCCTCGACATGACGGACTCCAATCTATTTGACGAGATAAAATCTAAAGTAGACGTCATCCTAGACATGACGCTGGAGGAGATAGGGGGACTTAAACTAGCGGTTGAAGAAAACAGAGCTAACGCATTGGAAATCAACGAGATAGAAAATACATAGAGAAATGGCTAAGAAGCAATCAGCAAGAGTGTATCTGAAAAAGTCTAAGAAGTCTCGCCCCGGAGTACATGCAAAAACAAGAAACTCCGGAACGAAGACATCGAAGAACTACAGAAAGAAATACAGAGGACAAGGAAGGTAACCTTTAACACCAAAGAGAAATGATTAGAAAGAGACGCCACATAAGAGAGATAGAGAAGTATCTCCGTATGCTAGAGCTTGATCAAATCAACTTAACCATACAAGCAAGTAGGTTTGGGTGGACCGATGAACTACAAAAACAATTAACGAATTCAGCCCTACTGATTCGTAAGTACCAGAGAAGACTTAGACTAATTAAAATGTAAAAGAGCAATGAGAGAAAATACTATGAGCCGATTGCTTATTAAAATCGACTCACTAAATTCTGAGAAAGAAAAAAATGAGACACATCGCATAGCTGAGATATGCACTAGAGATTTAAAGGAATATGGAATTGAATCTGATTGAATGGGCGGTAGTAATATTATTAATTATTGCCTGGCATATCTACTTATTTAAAAAGATGACAGATAGTGATAGAAGTTAGTGTTACAAAGGACCAGCTAGAAAGAGCTAGAACTCGATTTGAGTTTCAAGAGCTCAATGGATCTATCACCAAGGGTGATGGAAACCTAGCTGGCGCACTAGGTGAGATCATTGTGCTGGACGTGTTGGAAGGTAGAGGCAACAAAGTTACCGACACAAGCACCTATGACTACGACCTCAAAGCTAACGGACTAAGCATCGACGTAAAAAGCAAAAGAACAAACTACAAGCCGCGCGAAGGATTCCGAGTTACAGTATCCTCTTGGAACACAAGGCAGCGGTGCGATTACTACATGTTCACCTATGTGATGAACGACATGAGTAAAGTATACATAGCAGGGTACATGCCGAAGAAAGAATTTTTCGAAAAAGCCTCATTCCACAAAAAGGGGGATCTCGACCCGGGAGAGTTGGCCAATAGAGACTGGAGGTTTTCGCATGACTGCTACCTAATGAATTTAGAAGAATTAAATACACTGTAAGATGAATAAAAAAGAACTTATCATAGAGATGTACTCCTACACAGAAGACGTTCTCTTTGCTGATGGGTGGGACGAGTGCATCATAGGATTCGACCCCGTAGGATGGAAAGTGATATACTCGAGATCACTGTGCATAGCGAAGATGTGCCATGATGATAAAATAAACGAAGAAGAGGCCATAGATTACCTAGAATACAACACATTTAACGCATATGTAGGGGAAAACACCCCAATATTCGCTGATGACCTAGAGTGGGAGAGCACGGTTGTCCAAGGCATTTAATAGGTTTTCTTATCTTTATACCGTTATGAGCTATACAGAAAACCCAGAAGCCAAGATGGTGATAGACTGCGTGTTACGCAGAAACGCTAAAATGTTTACAGACCTAGGCATTGACAGCGGACGTGAGGAATATGAAAAAGCACGAGCCCTAGAAAATGAGCGCTTACGCAGAATTAGAAGGTTTGATCCAGAGAAAATAGATAGATTGTTGATAGAGTGAAATCATTTAAAAAAGAAGCTCTGTCTCTAATAGAAAGGAATGGGTACGACGGAGCTATAAGACACTGCAAGCAAATAATAGCACTATCCCCTAATACATTTGGGATGTCCTCTAAAGTGAGTCGTTACGAAATTTTACTAGAATACATTTCTACCATGCGTGATGATGTATCGCAGCTATATCACAACCATCAACAGCACACTGGGTAATGTCTATGCTGGAGGAGCTGCTCGCGCAAGCCGTTAGTAGTGTAGCGGATAAAATAATAAGTAATCGTTTCATATTTTCCAGTGTTAATTTAATGTAAAGTACTAAAAATATTTTAAATGGCCGGTCTTGTAGATATAGAGGGGTATGATCAGAAGGTCATAAACATCTGTCCAAATGGAACTTCTGGAGAGGTGATTGAAATCGCAGACTTGTTTATACAGCTACCTAAGAAGCCTGCTAAAAAAGATATTCTCTTTAGCAGTAACAAGAAAGAAGATCAATATTGGCAACGCGGGGAAATGCCCTCCGACCTCAAGCGTGTTCGCTCCATGGATGAGTGGCTTGAAGCACCAAAAGAATTCAGAGATAAACACATACATTATATTCAGCAAGAGTTCAACCGCAGGAAAGAAGGTATGTGGTTTATGAATAACGGTAAGCCCACATACATCACTGGCAGGCACTACATGATGTTGCAGTGGTCCAAGCTTGACATAGGATACCCGTACTTTTTAGAGTTTCAGCAAAGACTTTTCATCCATCAGAAAGCATGCGAGGTAGACCCCAGAAGCATGGGACAGATATATACTAAGTGCCGCCGCTCTGGGTATACGAATATGTCGGCAGCCGTATTGCTAGACGAGGCCACCCAGGTAAAAGACAAGCTCCTTGGGCTACAGTCTAAGACTGGGAAAGACGCGCAGGAAAATATATTCATGAAGAAAGTGGTGTACATGTTCAAGACCTACCCATTCTTCTTCAAGCCCATACAAGACGGTACAACAAACCCACGTGTGGAGCTCGCATTCCGTGAGCCCAGCAAGAGAATCACAAAAAACAACAAGACCTCTAGTAAGGGTGAGGCGCTAAACACAATCATCAACTGGAAAAACACCACCAATAACGCATACGATGGCGAGAAGCTGCACATGATGTACCTCGACGAAGCGGGTAAATGGGAGAAGCCTACAGATATACGTGAGGCGTGGCGCATCCAAAAGACGTGTTTGATAGTGGGGCGCAAGATCATCGGTACAGCAATAGTTGGTTCTACAGTAAACCCCATGAGCAAGGGCGGGAAAGAGTATAAAGACCTATGGGCGGACTCCGATCCCAACCACCGCAACGAAAATGGTAGGACACGTTCTGGACTATACAGAATATTTATACCCGCATATGAAGCTATGGAGGGATTCTTTGATAAGTTTGGGAACCCAATAATTGAAAACCCAGAAGAACCGATCATGGGTATTGATAGTGAAGAGGTTGATATAGGCGCAAAGACATTCTTAAAAAATGAAAGGAAGTCCCTTCAAGATGACCACTCGGAACTTAACGAAGTCATACGCCAGTTCCCCTTTACTGAGGATGAAGCCTTCCGAGACAGTATCCAAGGTTCTCTATTTAATCTTACCAAGATATACGAACAAGTACAACACAATGACAACCTCTACCCAAATCCAGTTGTTATTGGTAACTTCGTCTGGGAAAACGGTGTGCAAGATTCTAAGGTGATTTTCTCCCCGGACGTTAACGGCAGATTCCGGGTTGCTTGGCAACCCCCTGCCGAAGAAAGAAATAAAGTGATCAATGAGCGTGGCCATCGAAAGCCAGGGAACGCGCACATTGGTGTTGGAGGGGTCGATAGCTACGACCTCGACGCTACGCTTGATGGACGTGGCTCTAAAGGTGCAATGCATCTTTATAACAAGTTTAATATGACAGCGCCATCCAACATGTTTGTAGTAGAGTATGCTTCTCGACCTCCCCTCGCTAAAATATTCTATGAAGACGTGTTGATGGCTGCTGTTTATTATGGATACCCTATCCTTATAGAGAACAACAAATACGGAATCGCTAGATATTTCGAGCAGCGCGGATATTCTGAGTATCTGATGGACAGACCTCAGCATCTATCTTCAAGCTCCAGTAAAGTTAACGTCAAAACAAAAGGGATACCCTCTAACTCTGCAGATGTTATACAGTCGCACGCCCAGGCTATAGAGGACTACATACATAGCCACGTGGGTGTAAACGTAGAAACCAATGCACTTGGGAACATGTACTTCAACAGAACGCTGGAAGATTGGATAGGATTTAAGATCGATAATAGAACAAAGTTTGACCTTACCATCAGTTCTGGACTTGCTCTTTTAGCAGCACAAAAAGTCAAAAAAGAAGAAGTAAAATCTAACTTTTCAGAGAAAAAGTTTTTCCGTAGGTATAAGTTTAATGCCTAACGTAATGACGTTAAGCGATTTAGTATATTTGCAAGGAATACTTTATCTCACGAAATGTTTGATAGTAATAAAAAATCCGATAGATACGGGAATTTCCCGGACCCACTAGCTTCACCAGAAGTAAAATTGTCTAAAGCATTTGGCTTAAAATATGCCATGGCTATAGAGAATCAATGGGGTAATGCGTCAGATGAGGGCTCCCTCTACTACCGCAGAAAAAAAGAATTTGAGGCTTCTCGCGATTACGCGAACGGAACCCAAGACACATCAAAGTACAAGCAGATACTCAACTCTCTGGACCCAAACAATGGGGACGGTACGTTGCTTAATCTCGATTGGACTCCGGTTCCTATTGTTCCGAAGTTTATCAAGATCGTGGTAAACAAGATCTTATCTGCTGACCCTTATCCAAACGTGGAAGCCGTAGACCCGCTTTCTCGAATGCAAAGGGACAAACAAAAAAATAAGCTTAAAGCACAAATCCTCACTAAAGACTTTCTAAAGAAAGCTAAAAGTGCGGGCGTGCAAACAGACGTTGATCCAGACGCCCTTCCAGAAAATATCGAAGAGGCTGAAATCTTCATGGATACCAACGTAAAAACGCAAGCAGAAATCGCCAGCCAGATCGCTACAAAAATGACGCTGGACTGGAACAACTTTAACGACGCTACATATCGTCGTTCTGTCAACGACCTTGCAACTATTGGTATTGCGGTAATTAAACGGGACAACGACCCAAATTACGGGATCACAGAAAACTACGTAGACCCGTCGCACTTCATACACAGCTACACAGAAGACCCCAACTTTGAGGACCTAGTATACGCCGGACACATAAAGCGCGTTACCATACAAGAGCTCAAGAGGTTGGCTGGTGATCAGTTTACAGAAGAGGAGTATCACGCAATAGCAAGGACCGTTAGAAATAGATTCCAGAACGACCCCTCTCGCCTTACACACTCACACTACGACAAGAGCCTTCAACGTGCGTCTTACGGGTACGATGAGTATTTTGTAGAGGTGATGGACTTTGAATTCTTATCGGTAGACAAAATCTACTACGAGGAGAAAGAGTCTAGACACGGGAACAAGAACTTCTTCTACAAAGGCAGCGAATACAAGCCGCCAGCCGAATCTGTATACGAGAGAGTGGGCCACTGCCTACACAACACAACAGTATATGGTGGTAGTTTTATACTAGGCACACAACATATATATAACTACGGGCTAAAGAAGAATATCCCGAAAAACATTCACGACATCACCAAGGCTCGCCTTTCGTACAGCGTAGTTGCTACAAACTTACGCCGCATGATGCCTAAGTCTATGGTTTCTTCTATCATAGGGTTTGCAGATCAACTACAGCTTACCCACCTAAAAATCCAGCAGGCTATTGCCAAAGCAAAGCCAGACGGGATCATTATTGATATTGAAGGATTGGAAAACGTGCAGCTAGGTTCTGGAGGAGAACTTCAGCCACTAGAGCTCCAGGATATTTACGAGCAAACGGGAGTATTCTACTACCGCTCTAAAAATCCGGACGGTGGTTTCCAAAACCCTCCTATCAGACCTCTAGACAACAGCATTAGGAACATCAATGAAATGATCGCCCTATACAACCACTACCTGCGTATGATTCGCGATACTACCGGAATCAACGAGGTAATGGACGGCACATCACCCAAAGGAGATCAACTTGTTGGGGTGCGTCAGCAGCAGCTTGCCGCAGGTAATAACGCTATATACGACGTTACCCACTCTTCCAAAGTGTTATACAAGCGCGTGTGTGAAGACATCATTCGCTGTCTGCAGATCATCCCGCAGGGAAGCACCCTTCATCAGATATATGTAAACGCCATTGGTGAAACAAACATGAGTGTGCTCTCTAGCTTCAGTGAACTGCCGATGTACAACTTCGGCGTTCAGATAATGGGCAACATGGACGATAGAGATGCTGCATACCTAGAGCAGAATATTCAAGTTGCACTAGCCTCCGGAGAGATTGACTTAGAGGACGCCATAGGAATCCGCGGTCTAAGAGACATCGATCAAGCAGAGCAGCTGTTGATTGTTCGCCGCAAGAAGCGCATGAAAGCCAAGCAAGAGATGAACCTTCAAAACATCCAGGCGCAGCAGCAAGCAAATGCACAGAATCAGCAGATGGCAATGCAGACAGACGCGCAGAAAATGCAGATGGAAGCAGAGCTTGAAATGCAAAAGTTCCAAATGGAAAGCAAGATTAAAGCTCAGCTGATGGAACTAGAGCATATGTATAATAAAGAAATTCAAGCTATGAAGGCTCAGATTGTCGCACAGCAAACTGCAATGGGACAACGTAGCAAAGCAAGCTTGGACATCATGAAAGAGGACAGAAAAGACAGTCGCGTGGAAAAACAAGCTATAGAGCAATCCAAGCTTATCGCGCAAAGAAAAGACCAAAGACCTCCTTTAAGTGATACTCCAGATAGCATAGCCGATTTAATTGATAACCAGTAAGTTAGTATCTTTGCAATTATGGCAACACAAGTAAACTTAGACAACGCAACAAGAGTGGATATCACGTGTAGAAAAGGAGATACATTTACTCTTGAATTTACATTTACAGATAGTGCAGGTGCTGCTATAGATTTAGATGGCTATCAATGGAAGATGGATGTAAAAGAAACTGATACTTCCTCTGGAGATATTATTGCTGATAGTTCTTTTGAATATGCTGGAGATGCAGCGGCTGGAAAGCTAACAATAACAGCAGCAGCTTCTACAATGGCTGGAGTGTCTGGAGGTATATACGTTTACGATCTGCAGTCTACCGCTAGTAATGTAGTAAAAACATGGGTATATGGTTTGTTTAAAGTAAATGAGGACGTAAGTGAGTAATATTATTGAAATATCATCTGGGCAATCTGTTTCTATCAGTGGTATATCTACAGTAGTAACCTCAACCAAGATAACACAGCCCTCTACCAATGTATCTGTTACTGGGGTTATTGCCTCAGCATCGGCATCGGGAGATAAGAGTTTTACTTTTACTCAAAGCTCTGCTAGTACTACTTGGAATATTAATCACAATTTAGGTAAAAAACCCAGTGTTTCTATAGCAGACAGTGCAGATAGCTTGATACATGGAGCTGTTTCTTACACGGATTTAAACAACCTAACAATAAGCCTATCTGCCCCCACAAGCGGCACGGCATACTTAAACTAATATAAAATGGCTGACGTAAAATTTTTAAGCAATTTGGTAGTTGACGGGAACATCACCCTTACCGCGGGCGGAAGCTATCAAATTAAAAATGCTACATTTGAATCATTAACGGCAGACCCTTCTTCTAATAACTTTGAGGGTAGAATGATTTACCGTTCAGATACGAATCAAGTTCGTTTCTATGATGGTTCAGCATGGACTTCTATTGCAGGAGATATTACGGGTGTTACCGCGGGTAATGGTTTAAGTGGCGGCGGTGCAACTGGTACTGTAACTCTTGACTTAGACCTTAGTGAACTTACCGCTATTTCAGCCGTAGCACAAGGCGACCACATTCCACTTGTAGATGCAAGTGATTCTTCGGCTACAAAAAAAGTAACATTCTCTGATTTAGAGGATGCGGTCTTTGGGAATGTAAGCGGTGATATTACTATCGCGGCAGGGGGTGCGGCAACTATTTCTGCTAATTCTGTTGCGCTGGGCACAGACACCACTGGGAACTACGTGGCAACGTTGGGCACGCTTACGGGTCTTACCACTTCTGGAAACACTGGTGAGGGGTCAACGCCTACTCTTGCCGTTACTTATGGCACTACAGCTACCACAGCTCTAGAAGGAAATACTACAGTTGACGATGTAAGCGTGTCAAATTTAATGTCGCGTTTGGGTCAAATTAATTCTAACACTACAATCGGGGCTAACTCTTCTGTAGAAATTACAACTTCCGGTAATCTTGTTGTTAATGGAAACTTATCTGTAGACGGCACAACAACCACTGTTAATTCAACTACATTAACAATTGACGACCATCACATTAAGGTGGCGACAGACAACGCTGGTACTAATGACTTTGGTTACTATGGACGCTATAATAGTGGAAGCAGCGCGGTATATGCTGGTTTATTCTTTGATGTATCTGGTGAAGCCTGGAGGTTCTACAGAAATAATCCTACAGAGCCTGGAAACACAACATTTTCGGAAGATGAGCTGGCTGATCTTGTAGCAGGTAATATTACGGGTCAATTAACGGGGAACGCTTCCACCGCTACTAAATGGCAAACTGCTCGCACAATTACTCTTGATGGTGATTTATCGGGTAGCGTTTCTATTGACGGATCTGCCGATGTAGAATTAACTGCTACTATTGTTGCAAACGCAGTAGCCCTTGGCACAGATACTACTGGGAATTATGTAGCCACAATCGCTGCAACTTCTGGGACGGGTATTTCTGTATCGGGTTCTGGTTCTGAAACTGCTGCTGTAACAATCGCTGGTATTGATGCGTCAACAACTGTTAAAGGGGTTGTTGAGCTTGCCACAACTGCTGAAACGCTTGATGGTTCTTCTACTACGCTTGCAGTTACCCCTGCTGGTCTTGCTGCTCGTTCTTACCGCACAGCTATCGGTGACGGAAGTGCTACAAGTATTGCAGTTACACACAGCCTTGGAACTCGCGATGTAATTGTTCAGCTCTATGATGCCTCAAGTTATGAAACTGTATATGCTCAAGTTGTTAGAACAAGCGCAAGTGTAGTAACTCTAGATTTTAACACCGCTCCATCTACTGGAGATGTAGTTGTTTTGGTTACTAAAATAGATTAATATATATTGATATTAGTATGGGGAGGGGTGTGGCTTATACTGCACCCCTCTTTTTTTTATCTTTGCACTATACAATTCTAATATGGCATCAAATAGATTTTTAACAGATATAACCGTAGACGGTAAAGCTGGTATTGGAACATCAAGTCCAGGCGCTCCTTTAGATGTTAAATCAAATTCTGCATCATCAGCTGATTCTGGAATACGATTAATTGCAACTGGCAGTTCAGATGTAATTGCTGCAATTGGAGAGAAGTCTACAAATGGTGGACGCTTCCACTTATATGATGGCGGAACCGCAAAAGTATCATTTTATTCTGATGGCACAGCTAACTATATCGCGGCTGGTAACGTAGGTATCGGAACTACTAGCCCTAGTGAAAAGCTTGATGTTTCGGGGAATATACAAATTGGAGATGGCGGCACTGGCGCTTCTATAAAATATAATTCTACAAACAGAGGAACCATATTAGTAAATGGCTCTGAAATAATGAGGCTAGAAGCCGCGGGCAATGTAGGTATTGGGAACACTAGCCCTCATGCAGAACTTGTTGTTGAGGGGAAAATAGACACTTCTGACACAACTAATGGAGCATTTAGAGTATACGATGGCTCTACTTTTAGAGGCGGATGGGGTACTGGTGACTGGGCGGGTGTAAACTTCGGAGACAGCAGTTCAGACCTTGTTGCTTTTGTAGCTGGAAGTAACAAGTATTTTATTGGGACTAATAGTCAACCAAGACTTGCTGTAGATGGAAGCGGTAACGTTGGTATCGGGACTACTGGTCCATCGGAAAAATTTCATATATATCACCCCACTACAAATACATTAGCATATTTACAAAGCGGTGATGCCACTACGATTTTAGCAATGGCTGACAATGGCGGCTCTATTGAAATCAAAAATACTAGCGGTAATTTAATATTTGAAACGGGCGGAAATGCTAATACGGCTGGTTCAAGTACTTCCGAAGTAATGCGTATTACTTCTTCTAATGTTGGTATCGGCACTACAAGCCCTCAAAAGAAATTAGATGTTTACCTAGGTACAAACAATGCAGTAGCAAGTATTGCAGGTGGTATATCAGCGGGAGAGTACGCAGGATTGCATTTTGGTTATTCGGAAACGGGGAACTCTAACTATAGACACTCTGCGATTGTATTTGAAAGAGATGACGCTTCATTTGGTGATGCAAGAGGTAACATCCACATACTTAACAGCGCCTCGGGTTCTGCAAGTGCAGATTTAGGGGATTCTAGAGTAACCATATTGCCGTCTGGCTACGTTGGGATTAATACCACTAGCCCCACAGAGGAGCTGACTGTTAATGGAGATGCTAATGTAACGAATAGCTTTGCGGTTGGTATAAGCACGGCTCATGCTTCTTATAACTTCTACAACCAAGGCACTGCATACTTTAACGGCAATGTAACCGTTGATGCTAATTTAAGTTTAGGCGATAGTGATGTTCTATACTTAGGCGCAGGCAACGATTTGCAGATCTATCACAACGGCTCACATAGTTTTATAAGCGACCAAGGCACGGGTAATTTAACCGTATTGACCAGCAAATTTGTGGTAAACAAGCAAGATGATGCTGAAAATATGATTGTTGCTACCGCGGATGGTTCGGTAGAATTGTTCTATGATAACTCTAAGAAGTTTGAAACAACCTCAACGGGGGCTTCTGTAACCGTGGGGCATTTGCAGCTTAGTGACACCTATAAAATTCAATGGGGTGGTACTGATGCTAGAATTGACGGAAGTAATGCTAGTAACTATTTAAGATTCTTTACTGGTGATACGGAGCGTATGCGTATCATTTCATCGGGCAACGTTGGTATTGGGACTACTAGCCCATCTCAAAAATTACACGTCGCGGGAGCGGTAACTATTGACAACTTTGGCTTACTAACTAATTGGACTTCTTCAGATACAGATATTGATGGCTTAATTGATGGAAGTACATTTGGTGGTTTACTACAAGCACCAAGTAGCGGTCATTTTGTATTGGGTCTTAAAGACAATGACGCAAGTGACAGTTTTGCTGTGCTTTCGGGTAGTGGCAACTATACCACAGACACCACTTATGACAAGGTTTGTTTTAGAGTAAAAGCTAATGGAGATGTAAATGTAGGGGGTAGGTTAACTATCGCAACGAGAGACGCTAACAGCTCATCAACTACTGCCCTTGTAATGAACGGAACGGAAGTTGAGCAGCGTGGACTTGGTTCATTAGCCTTTTTAAATGGTGTCACCGTAACTTGGACTGATATTACTGGCGATCCAGCAACCGTTGATATTAGTGGATTCAATAACGATGCTGGCTACCTTACAAGCAGTAATGGTATGACCACTACGGGTGGAACGATAACGAGTGGTAACCTTACTCTTAATGATAACGTACAGCTGCGTATTGGTAATGGCCACGATTTAAGATTACTCCATAACGGAACAGACTCCCTCATAAATTCAAATGGTATCGGTGATTTATACATCCAACAGTTCAATGATGACAAAGACATCATATTCAAAGCTGACGATGGAAGCGGTGGTTTGTCTACATATTTCACAATAGATGGTAGTGCAACAAGAGTATATTTTGAAAGAAATATACGCATGGTTGATAGCGGTGAAATACAAATAGGTACGGGCGGAGATTTAAAAATACTACACGATGCAACTAATAGTCTTATTGCAAATTCAACGGGGACTCTATATATAAGAAATGACGCTAATGACCAAGATATTACTTTCCAATGTGATGATGGAAGTGGTGGCCGTACTGAATACTTCAGATTAGATGGTAGTGCTGTAAACATAAACTTTGCCGCAACTGCATTATTTAGAGATAATACTAAAGCAGCATTTGGTGATTCGGAAGATTTAAAAATTAGCCATGATGCAACAGATTCAATTATTACCAATGAAACGGGTGATATAATTATACAGAATAAAGCTGATGACAAAGACATCATATTTAAGTCTGATAACGGGTCTGGTGGCGTAGCTGAATACTTTAGATTAGATGGTAGTACTGAAAGAACAGAAAGTTCTAAATCATTTAGATTCGCAGATGGCGCAAGAGTACAACTTGGTGCTTCAAGTGATTTACAAGTACACCACGATGGTTCAAATTCTTATTTTGAAAATGCCACTGGTGATTTATATATAAGAAACGCGGCTGATGATAAAGATATAATTTTTCACTGCGATGATGGAAGCGGTGGTAACGCTCAATACATTAGAATTGACGGCAGTGCAGAACTTACGCAGTTTGATAAAAACACAAAACACGCCGATAGTGTCTTAGCGGGCTTTGGTAATGGTAATGACCTACAGATTTATCACGATGGCACTAACAGCGTGTTAAACAATATCACGGGTAATTTGCAGATATATCAGCAAGCTGACGATGCTGACATTCAGTTTATATGTGATGATGGCTCGGGTGGTGTTACTGAATACTTCAGATTAGATGGCGGGTCTGTAGCAACAATTTTTAGTAAAAACACACAGCACGCTGATAATGTTAAGGCATATTTTGGTAATGCCGTTGATTTAGAAATATATCACGATGGCAATAATAGTTATGTTCATGACAATGGTACGGGAGAATTAAGACTTAACTCGGGCAATGCAGTAAGAATTAGAAAGCATGACAACGAAACAATGGCGTTGTTTACTGCTGATGGAGCCGCAGAATTGTACTATGACAATTCAAAGAAGTTTGAAACTTCTTCAGCAGGCGCTAATGTAACGGGTGGATTTGAGGCAACTAGCTTTATTACCTCTACTGGCAGCTATGTTAGGTCGCAGTATAATACAAGCCACTGGTCACAATTAGAGTCTAATGCTAGCGGAGGCGTAATTAAAGCTGTTGATGGTGGAGTAACAACTATATTACTGCGTTCATACGGGGATAGTTATTTTACTGGGGGGAATATGGGTATCGGTACCACTAGTCCTGCTGAAGACCTTGAGGTTGTAGGGTCTAATCCAACAATTAAGGTTAGAGCTAGCTCAACAAACTGGGCATCGTTTGATATTGAGTCTATGGGCAATCAAGCGAATTATGTTTTCTTTAGAGATGATTCAGCCGAAAGAGCAAGAATTACTGTATTAGACAACGAGAGCATGAACCTCTATACGGGAGGAGGTTCTACCTTAGGATTGAGCATTAACTCAAATGGTAATGTAGGTGTTGGTGAAACAAGCATTGACGCAAAGTTACACCTTACTACGGCTAGCTCGGGTCTTGTAAATCAAAAGTTTGAGAGTAACGGTTCTGCCGCTTGGCGTATAGGTGTGCCCGCAGGTAGCACTTCGTTTGTATTTGATAATGCAAATGATAACTTATCTTCTGCTAAATTATCTATTGATTCCTCGGGTAATGTAACAGCCGCAGCAGATATTACCGCTTTCTCTGATGAAAGACTAAAAGAAGATATTAAGCCATTACAAAACTCTCTTGAAAAGGTACAAGCGATTCAAGGTGTTTCATTCGTTAAGAAGAACGATGAAGACAAGAAGCAAAAGATTGGTTTTATTGCACAGCAACTCAAAGAGGTATTACCAGAGGTAGTTCACGAGAACGAAGACGGAATACATTCTGTAGCATACGGCAACATTACCGCTTTGTTGGTTGAGGCTGTAAAGGAGCAACAAGAAATCATATCTCAGTTAGAAGAGCGCATTATTGATTTAGAAAATAGATTGTAATGGCATTACCAAGTAGCGGACAGATAAGCTTCTCTGATATATCCACGGAGTTAAATCAAGCATCAAATTTTCAATTAAGCATTACCGAAGCTGTTGAAAGTATTGTTGAGCCAATCAACACTTCAAGTCCAAGCTTTCCCAATGACCAACAGCCTCATGCTATAAGCGAATGGTACAGCTATGACCATGATTTTGCTTTTTATTATTGGGATTTGAATACGGATCTTAAATGGGATTCAGCAACAGACAAGCCGCTTGAATCTACATCCGAAGACTTTAGTATTTCATTATGGATTAGACCGCAATGGGCAACAACAGACTTGAACTTAATTATTTTTGACTTAACCCCATCTGGCACTACATCTACTGCAAATAGATTCTTCTTACAATACGACTATGGTCTAAACAGATTTATAGCTAGATATAGAAGCGGTTCTACAAACTTTGATAGGCAGTGGGCGCTCCACGATAACAATTCAGCTTGTGGCACTGGGACAAGCTCTAGCAACAATTGGGCAGGTTCAAATAGAGGAAATGTAAATAGCGATAACTTTGTTCATTTATTTTTAAACTATGACGCCTCTCAGTCTACAGCTGATGCAGCATTTGACTTGTATTGGAACGGAACAGAATTGACAACTTCGGCTGCAAGCAATAATGGGAGCAGAGTTAATATGACACTTGACGAATTAACCTTCTGTGGTAACGACCACAACACCGGGGGTAGCCGTATTGCGGACTATATGTATATGCATATGTGGGACGCTCTGTCCTCTAGCTCAAACATTACCGCAATGTATAATTCTGGGAAACCCATAACAGCAGCAAATGCTGGTTACACTTCTAACTTAATATTTGGAGATACATCAACGAGCGCACCTTCTGTAAACGATGCTGACGATAGCGGAAACTATGACTTTGCGAATGCGAACAGCCAGACAGTAGTTCAAATCTAGTATTTTGATTAATTTTGCATTAACTATAAAAACATAAAAAATGGCAAACACTTATTCTTGGGATTGTAGAACAGTAGACACATACCCCACACTTGGAGATAACGCAGACGTAGTTCACACAGTACACTGGCGTCTTAAAGGCGTTGATAGCAATGGCGTTGAAGATAGCACAATAGGAACTTGCGCGTTGGCTACAGACAGCATTGAAAGCTTCGTAGCATTTAGCGACTTGACTAATGATTCTGTTACCGCTTGGGTTGAGGCAGCATTGGGTGCTGATAAAGTTGCGGAGCTAAAGGCATCTGTAGACGCGATGATTACAGAAAGAGCTAATCCCACTTCAGTAACCAAGTATATATCGTAAGATTTTTTTACTTTTACATAATTAAATTTAATTCAGATGGCAAAATCCAAGAAAATCACCAAGGAAGAACTTGCCTTGGTTAGTGAAAAAATTTCACAATCAACAAACTTTTATGCGGCTTTAGGAAGAAGCTTTGCCGCTGTTATGAAATCCTTACCGCAACTCGATCAAGTAGAGACAGAGCTTGCTGAAGTTCAAAAAGACCTACAAGAAAAATACGGATCGATCAGTATCGATATAGCTACCGGAGAATATACTGAGCAAGAAACCGCTGAATAAAGTTTTTATATGTATCTTTGAACTACTCATAAGGCATTTATATGAGTTTGGTTTACTATTGAAGGGGGGGCTTTTGCCCCCCTTTTATTTTTTATCTTTGCTTCATGAGCACCGATCTAAAAAAAAGAATCAAGAGACTCCTTAAAAAGCACGGTCTTAAAGGGGTTAACAAAGCTAAGCGCACGCCAAGCCACCCGACAAAAAAAGGAGTTGTTCTCGCGAAGGTCGGCAACAAGGTGCGTTTGATTCGTTTTGGAGATCAGAAGATGGGGCACAACTATTCTAAAGATGCGCGTAAGTCTTTTAAAGCGCGCCATGCTAAGAACATCGCTAAGGGTAAAATGAGCGCGGCTTACTGGGCCGACAAGCTTTTTTGGGCAGGTCCAGGAGGAAGCAAGAAATCTCCACCAAAATCCCAGAAAAGAAGATTTGAAGAGGGCGGTGTTGTAAATGCTCCAGAAAAAGAGCTCAGCTATCAAGAGCTTGTAAGCTATGTGGCCAGAACAAAAGGGTCGTCTCCAGAACAGATTGAAGATGTGATGAGTAGAATTATATTTCATGAGTCAAAGGGGGATCCAGTCATAAAACAAAAAGGCGGAGGACCGGGGCGTGGTGCTTTTCAATTTGAAGTCGGCGACGGACATGGGGGCATCATCGCTATAAACCGAGCGTACAACCTTATCAGCGGTAAAGATCAGTCACATCCAGAGCTCTCAAAGTACGAGATTCCCTCTTGGATTAAAGATGCATACCCCTCTAAGTCTTTTGACGCTTCTACCGTATCTTTAGAGCAACAAAAATATCTGTTCTTAATGAATCAGCTTGCCCATCCAAAAGCTGATTTAGCAGACTTATTTACTGGTAAAATGCCATTGGTAGAATACTGGGCAGACTATCATTGGGCAGGAAAAGAAAAAAATAAAGATGAAAGGGTTAACTCTTTTATCATGGATATGAAGGCATACGACGATTTAAAACAAAGCAAATAATGCAACCAAAAGAAATATCTGAAAACACAGTAATTGGCTTGTCTCTTAAAACCATAGGGGCCATTGTCGCGGGTGTAGGCGTTCTAACTATAGGCTACTTTGATCTTCAAGCGGGTATTGAAGAAGCAAAAGAGCTTCCTGCGCCAGTAATTAGCCGAACAGAATACGACCTCAAAGATGAGCTTGTTCGTGAAACTATAATGAACACCCAGGGCGATGTTAAGGAAATTAAAACTCAGTTAGATAAGATCGAAGAAAGATTATTTGAAATGAAGTGATATGAAAAACTTAATTCTAGCAGTGCTCTTTTTAGTGCCGTCACAAACATTTGATAATAAGAACAAGATTAGCGTTAAAGGAATTGTGTTGGTGCATTATAACGCAGAGTTTAATTCGTCAAACAATTTTTCAGATATAGCCAGAGTAAAGGATTGTAAAATATACAAAGCTTGGATAGACAAGGATCCAGAATTAAAAGAGAGTGAAGGTATACGCTCTGTCCCTACTGTTATTTTGTATAATAATGGTAAGGAGATAAAGCGGTGGGAAGCAGGTCTTTCATTAAATCTAGACATTCACTATTCAGAACTTCAAGAAGAGGTCGATAAAATAACGGGGGCTAACAAGTGGTAAGATGAAAAAAATATTTTTAATAACATTCTTTATCATATCAACACAATCGTTTTCTCAAAACATTGTAAAGAATTTTTTTAAGTACAGCACTGTTTATACTAGTGCCATGGCCGCATCTCCTATGGAGGCGCAGACAGAATACTATGTCACTCAAGGCGGCGACTTGCAAAACATAACTATTGAAAATCCTTTTGACTACAGAGCTACAGTAGGGATTCGTCGTGTAGCTAGATTTGAATATGAGAATCGTCAGAATAGATTTTACGATGGGCATAATCAGTCAAACACTTCTACCGCTGCTACTGTAGGAGCTGTTAAGGGATTTGAATACCTAGCTCAGTACGATAGAGGCAGACAGCAGGGTAGAGACTACATCAATCAAAGATACTTTTTAAGGTACTTGAATAAGTACTTCATGGTAAAGGGCGAGTATTATGATCAAGGACTGGTTAATCTAAACTATACCCAGGTTGATACTCGTTTAAGACTTCATTTAGGAGAATTAGACTTTAGCTTAGGAGCTGCGTACAGACAGCATATGCCATACGGTTATAATCCTATTGCTGATTATTTACAGTTTAACCCTTGGTGGGAGCTTGCTTTTGAATATGGATATGAAGACTATTACTACGGCATTGATTATGACAATGATGATGTCCTAGATAATTTTGATTGGTTCTGGGAAGATGCTAATGGAGTTAAGGTCGCTGATACAGATGAAGACTTTCGTAAATATATTTATGGAGACATCGTCAACGATTACAACAGAACAAAACTAGACAGCATAGGTGCTTTGGGTAGCGTGTCCGCAATAATGGGTGTTGACTATTATCACTATAACGAGGACTTCTGGATTCACTCTTGGGCAAACTTATTGCCTTGGCATAGGCACGTTGTAGGTGATCTTAATTTTTCTTATGAGAATTTTGCGGATCAACTAGAAACTACAAACCACTGGATACCCGGGCAGTGGATGGACTACTCCGCTGGTCTAATACTGGGGTATAAAGTTGGATTGAATTGGGGTATCTTTATCGAGGGAGAATATATGAAGTATTGGGATAGAGAGCTCTATTTAGTAAAGTGTGGACTTAATTACCAGTTTAGATAGATATGAAACATTTAAAAGTATTTTGGCTTTGGATTAAAGAAACCTATAGCCGTTTTTGGAAATACGTTCTAGGTCAGACTGAGCTAGACGAGAAAGTTATAGCAGCCGTAGAAGAAACGCAGCGTAGGGCTAGCAATGCTGTGGATGAGGCGAAGGATGTTATAGATGCCGTGAAGGGTAAATAATTACCATTTTTTTTATTAATTTTTAAAACTCATAATACTATGGGACAAGACTCTTTTGCTTCTTGGGTAACTGATCTAGAAGCTGCTGACCAACCGACGTGTAACATCTCCAACCCGGAAGACTGTGAAGCGTGTGGCTCATGACGTGGTGTGTATTAGAACCTAAGGAGTGCAAGTGTGCTAAAAAAAATATCTGTTGCGATGAAAGTTCAAAGAAAAGAAAACAAAAAAAAGGAAGTAAGCGTCAAGGCTCCTAGCGGTTATCATTGGATGACCGAAAGAGGACGTTACTTTTTGATGCCTCACGAGGGCGAGTTCAAGCCACATAAGGGTGGATCATTAGAGGTTCCGTTTAAGGTAATGACACAGCACAGCTAAAAGAGGGCTCCCGATAAGGGGGCCTTTTCTTTTTTATCTTTGTGACGTTACGTAACAAATGACATAATTATGAAAATAGGAAAGAAATATGCCAAAGGCGGCGAAATGAAAGAAATGTACGCTTCGGGCGGCATGATGGCAGCTTTGCTAAAAGATCCTAAGCAACGCGAGATAGCCAAGGAAATGCTCATGGAGTATGGTGGTATGATGCCAGAGAAAGAATCCATGATGGCAAAAGGCGGTATGATGTCAGAAGACGAGTACGAAGATGGCGGAGCAATTGACCCGCAGAGAGAGTTAATGATGCTGACCGCTAATTATATGCGTGAGGGTTTGAGACAAGCCGGTGTAGGAGGAAAGTATTCTATTGATGAATCGGGTAAAGACATGGCTATGTCTGATTCTGATTATTCTGATCTTGTAAAAATGTCTAAATCAAAAAACGTTTATGATGAAGCCCGGTCAAAAGCCGTGGCTGATTTCCGCAAAAAATACGGAGACAAATAAAAAGAGGGGCGCTAAGCCCCTCTTCTTTTTAATACCAATCAGTAAAAACCCTATTGACCACTATCCACTGACCCAAAAAGATGGTAGATGTATGTGCCATCTAAAAACTCATCTTCTTTTTTTGTATTAAATACTTGCTCATCATTGGGAAGATAGTACATCCCATCTCTAAAAAAAGCATCCTCTTCTTTAACAATAAAGTCTACGTACGCATTCCACTGAATATCGTTCATTACTTGAATTGAAAAGCTGTCTGCAGCTAGAGTAAAATCAAAGTGGTCTTGCTGAACATACATTACCTTTTCCGGGCTGTTGTACGCAGCGGTATATCTTACTCCGTTTACCACTCGGGTGTCTTTAAATAGACTTTGTGCTTGAGTTTGTGTTACTAATAAAATTGCTAACACTAGAATTACATTCTTCATAAGGCATATCTTTTAAGCTTAACTAGTGCCAAGTTATTAACTTTTGTTTACAATTTCAACCCCTGCTCTAAAAAAAATGTTTTTATACCTATCTTTGTGTATAATTTATTGAAAATCAATTTATATGGCAAGTTCAGTTCAATCATCACTAGAAGCTGCGGCTTCTGCAATGGGTGTCGAAATTAGCGATACTCCGGAATTTAAAAGCGATTCTTCTGCTGAAGTAGTTGAACCTACCGCTACAGAAGAGGTAAAAGAAGAAACACCCGTAGAGGAGCCAGAGGCCCCAATAGCGGAGGAAGATAAACCGGAAGCTGAGCCGGAACAAATACAGCAAAGTTCTTCGACAGAAGATGACGACATCGATATAGACGCTACGTTCTTAGAGTATCTAAATGAAAAGATGGATACCAAGTTCAGTTCTTGGGATGACGTTAGCTTTGGAAATGAAACTCCGGTTCAAGAAGAGATTCTTTTGCCAGAAAGTATTAAGGTTATTGCTGACTTTGTTGAGAAGACGGGTCGCAGCCCAGAAGACTGGTTTCGCTATCAATCATTAAACCCGTCCGAAATGGACGATTTATCGGTAGTTAGGCTAGAATTAGCAAGTGATTTCCCTAATCTTTCTAACGAAGAGATCAGTCTCCTTATGGACAAGAAGTACAAGGTGGATGAGAATATGTACGATGAACAAGAAATCTCATACTCTAAGCTTCAGTTAAAAATGGATGCTGATAAGGCGCGCTCTAAAATCAATGAAGTCCGAAATGGATATATGTTGCCAGTAGAAAAAGCAGAGCCTCAAGAGCAAGAGATTCAAAGTCCGATAGACGACAAGTGGGTAAGCACTATGTCTAAAGTAGTTGACAACATGGAATCCCTAGATTTCGATTTAGGTAAAGGAAATGAGTTCAAGTATACTATAGATAGCAATTACCGCTCGTCGTTAAAAGACAAGAATGCTCGACTTGATGAGTTTTTCGATCAATATGTTGATGCCTCTGGTTCTTGGGATCATGAGACATTAAGTGCACACCGTACTATTATCGACAATATCGATAGTATTGTTCAGTCTGCTTACCGCCAAGGACTTGGTGATGGGCAGAAAAACATTGTAACTCGTGCCGCTAATGTCGATGCCTCTAGCCCGGTTCAACAAACTAAAGATCGAAATCCAGTTGAAGATCAAATTGTCAATGCTTTATTAGGAGGCAAAGACAACGTGATGAAGTTTAAATAATAACGCCAAAAGATTTTAAAAAATGGCTTCTACAATTACTGGGGCATATAACGATGCTGATAGCCCATCAGAAAATATCGTACGCCGCGCAACGATTGAAAAATATAGCGCGCTAGGCGATTTTATCGACGAAATCAACAAGCCGGATAACCGTGAATTGTTGGTAAAAACATTCGGTGATCAAGGTATCACCGGTTTCTTGAAACTTACTGGTGCTGTTAAGGCTGCCGGTACTAACGACCAAGTACAATGGTGGGAAGAGACTCGTCTACACCCGATCCAAGAGTACACTGTATCTAGTTCTGCAATTGCTGCAGGTAATTCTCAAACTGTAACATTAGGTTCTAAAACTACTTTTGTTCGTGTAGGAGATGTCGTATTGCTAGCTGGTGGTCAGCGTGCTTACGTTTCAGCAGTAACAGCGGGTACTAGTTACGTTATCAAAAACTTAGTAACTGGCAACTTGCCAGAGCTCGCAGTTGGTTCTGGTAAGATGGCAATCGTTGGTAACTTGTATGCACAAGGTACTGACCAGCCAAGCGAATTCTACGAAAGCAACGTTACTAAGCGTACAAACGATTACATGATCTTGAAAGAAACTTACAAAGTTTCTGGTTCTCAAGCTACTAACATCGGTTGGATTAACTTGGGCAACGGTGACTACCGCTGGTATATGAAAAACGAAGCTGATACTCGTCAGCGTTTCATGGACAAGCGTGAAATGATGATGTTGTTAGGTCAAAAAGTAACTTCATCAGATGCTGCATTGAGCGGTATTTCTGGTTCTGAAGGTTACTTTGCAGCAATCGCTGACCGCGGTATCAATGTCGCTTGTGCTTCTGAAGCAGCAATGCTTGCTCTATCTGACTTTGACAACTTGATTAAAGAGTTTGACAAGCAAGGTGCTAACGCTGAGTACGCATTGTACGTTAACCGTGACCAAGACTTAGCTATCGATGACTTGCTAGCTAAAGGAAGCGCTTCTTCATTAACCTCTGGTATTGCAACTCAATTCGGAGCATTCAACAACGATGCGGACATGGCTGTACAGCTAGGTTTCAAATCTTTCCAACGTGGTGGATATACTTTCCACAAGCATGACTGGAAGCTTTTGAACGATCCACAATTGTTGGGAGAAGCTAAAGAGTTTATTGGTGCTGCTATCCCACTATCTACAGTAGTAGATGCTAAGACTGGTGATCGCAACCCATCATTGGAATTGAACTACAAAGCTTCTAACGGCTACAGCCGTGAGATGGAGCACTGGCTAACTGGTTCTGTGTTAGGTGCTAGCACGGACGGTAATGACTTTGCTCAGTTCAACTACCGCTCTGAGGTTTGTTTGGTAACTCGTGGCGCTAACCGTCACGCTTTGATTACTAAGTAATTACTATGATATGGGGGGAGCTTCGGTTCCCCCTTATATCTTTTTTATTTTAATTTAATACTATTATAAGATGGCATCAGCATCAGTAAAAAAGGCTGCTACAAAATCTAGTAAAGCAGCTTCAAAAAAAGAAGTCTTTGAAAAAAAAGACAGAGTATATGCAGTTACTAAAGGTGGAGGTATTGTATACTCCTTGCCACAAGGCGGAGTAACTGTTTATGATGAAACCAGCAACACTGTTCGAGAGTTGCGTTATTGTCCAAACGAAAGATCTGTTTGGAGAGATGAACAAAGTGAATTTGCAAAAAGAGAACACGTCATGTTTTATGACAAGCTTTTGTACGTTCCCTATACCAAGCCGAATCTAATTAAGTATTTAGATTTGCATCCCGGTAATGCTGCGAATGGAGGAGATAGATTCCACATGGTTGACAACGAGAAGAATGCTGAGGAGCAGTTAAATCAAGAGTTTGAAGTTCTTGATGCAGTAAATGCGGTAAGAGATAAAGGTATTGACGATCTTGTTCCTATTGCTTTATTCTATAACATAAACGTAGATAGACCTGCAAGTGAGATTCGTTTTGATCTTCTGCAGCAGGCTCGTTCTAATCCCGGAGGCTTCTTGCAAAGCTTTGACAACCCCATGGTTGCTGTAAGAGCTACGGTTAAGAAGGCTGACATGTATCAAGTAATCAAAATAGACCCGTCTGGTTGTTATTGGTTTGATAGCGGTAGACTAATCGTTTCTACACCAGCAGGACAAGATTCGATAGATGTATTAACTCGTTTCTGTATGACAGATAAAGGGGCCTTGGTCCTTAGCGAGTTAGAGCAAAAAGTGGGTAATTTATAATATATTGATACTCATTAAGTTATAAGGCGAGGGGCGGGAAACCGCCCCTTTCTTTTTGGTATATTTGTAAGTATCTAAAAGTAATAAAATGGCTAGTGTTAATACGGTATATAACACCCTAAAAGACCTCGCAAATAAGGAGCAAAAAGGTTTTGTCACGCCATCTGTGTTCAACAACTTTGCTCAGATCGCGCAGGTAAATGTCTTTAGAGGCATGTTTGAAGGGCTTAATAAAGGTAAGCGCTTACGCTTACGCCAAGCTGATAGTGGACGTCATTTGTCTACCGTTAATCAAACGAAAGAAGATTTATCTATCTTGGCTAAAACATCTACTTTGTCCAGGGCTAATGGGGTATTTGCAAAACCAGACGATTTTGCGTACTTGATAGCAATAACTTCTACCGGGTCTATTTTGTTGGGCGAAAGTACAAGGGTCAACGTAGAAATATTATATGATGAGTCTAAGATCGACTACATATTAAAAAGTGATTTGTCCGCTCCCAGTGAATCTCATCCAATAGCTTTGGTTTCAGATGATATAGAGGTTTTCCCTACCGGTATTCAGAAGGTAAGAATGACATACTACAAATACCCAGAAGGAATAAATCCCACAACGGGGGCCCGTACAGCTAGTTTGCCTTCATTTGGGTTTAACACATCTAATGGCGTGCATGTATATAATGCAGCTACGAGTGTAGATTTTGAATTGCCAGATCATTATGTTCCCGAACTAGTGATTGAGCTTGCGATGCTTATAGGCATTAACTTGAGAGACAAAGATGTGTTTACCTATGCAAGCCAAGAGGATATTAAAAAAAGTAAATAATGGCTAGGAATTACGTAAACTTAGAACAGATAGTTAACGACTTCATCATCACCATTGATGGAGATGACTTTGTGGCCAATGCTACAGATACAATCGTAAGAACATTTGCACTTCGCGGTATTCGCGAAATGGGCTTTGATATCTCTCAAAAGATTAGGTCGTTAAAGATGAATGTAAATGCGACCAATAATACCGTTGAATTACCAGACGATTATGTGGACTTAATCAAGATTGGTGTTATTGGTGCTGACGGCCTGGTGTATGTTTTTGGTGAAAACAGAAATATGCATATTGCCCAAAAGTATAAGGTTACCTCCGGCAGCGACCTAGTTGCAGCCAACGCTATAGATTCTGACTCTGATGGAGTTTTCGATAGAGTAGATGTTACAGAGAGTGGAGAAGAGTATAACGCTCTTAGGGGATACGACTCTTATGTATTTAGAAACTACTTGTACGAAAATAGTAATGGTCAGTTATATGGTCTTGGTGGAGGACAGTACAACGGTGAGTATAGAATCAACCTTGATCAAAGCCGTATAGAATTAAGCATAAATGATGGCGTAAGCGCTGTTGTTATGGAGTATGTTTGTGATGAAGCGCGCAGTAAGAACCCTACGGTCCATGTGTTTATGGAGGAGGCATTGCGTGCATACATATATTACAAGCTCGTTCAGAACAAGGCTAGTGTCCCCATGGGGGAAAAGATGCGCGCACGCACAGAATATTACAATGAGCGTAGACTTGCTAATTCTAGAATGAAAACATTCACCAAAGAAGAAGCGCTCAAGACTATTCGTAAGAATACCAAGCAGGCTCCTAAATTATGATAATTAAAAACGTACCACAATATCTCAACAAATCTTCGGATGAGAAGCTACTCAAGCCGATAGAGATGTTGAATGCAGAGAACGTAAGGGTTTCGTCTGATGACGATGGAAATGCTGGTGTTATTAAAACCATTAAGGGTAACACTCATATTTCAGAAGATGCCGCTAGTGATGGTGGCTTTATCAGTGCCAATGTAAACGTTGTGGGTACGATCACTGTGCCTAAGAAGCAGTACGTTCTTTTCTTTTGTCATGTTAGTGTCGGCCCAACCCACCAGATATATCTGTACGATGCCGTATCGGACAAATATAAAAAACTGTTTTCAGCCACCGGTATTTTGACTTTTAATGCAGATAGCTTTGTAGATGCAGCTGTTGTTTTTAATAGCGACGATGAGGCTATTGTGTATTTTACAGATGGGGAGGGCGAACCAAACAAAATTAATGTTGATAGAATGCTCACAAGTCGAGATAAGATTTGGAGAGATTCAACCAATTCCAACTATTATACAGATGAAGAAAGGAAAGAGTTCTTTTCGGTGTGTAAAACCCCACCGCTACAACCAATCACCTTTACTTACGCTACAGACTCAACGTCTAAAAGTAACAACGTTTTAGACAAAACCTTTCAGTTTGCGTACCAATATATCTACAAAGATGGAGAGGTTAGTGCTATTTCAACATACTCTAAGATAGCTATCAACCCAAACACCTATGGTGCTGGAGTTATAGAGAAAGAGTTTGAGCGAGAAAATAATAAGATTGTTTTGTCCTATCAGAACGGCGGATCGGAAGTTGAGTCTATTCGATTCCTTGCCCGTCTTGGTGGGACTACAGTCTTCTATAAGATTGGGGAAGTAGACAACGGAACTTCAGCTAGCGGTACATTTAATTTTTCTAATGACGGTATGTTTCCAGCGGTGGCTACTTCAGAGGTAGACAAAACCTTTGATAATGTACCGCTAAAAGCAAGCGCGCTTAGCATATCTGGAAATAGATTGGTGTATGGAGACTATACAGAAAGCTTTGACAATATAAATATCGATGTAGAGTCCTCTGTCGTGTATCAGTCTAAGCCTGCTTCCGGAAAGATTACCGCTACGTTCCAAAATAACAGCAATACCACTGTCGGTCCAGCTATTATCATTGATGGTACGGCTATGGATGACAGCTACCCTAAAGGCTCTATCATTAGATTAAAGGCTACTCTATCTGGTACGTCTTCTGGTAAGTATAGACTGACGAAAAGTAGTGGATTTTTATTTACTGATACTTTTGATATTGGATCAAATACTGGTAGTATTGGATACGGTAATGCCAGTAGTGGTTTTATTGACGTTCCGTTTACTACCTCCAAGGTGTTTAGCCACACTATAGTAGTAGGAAGTGAGATGACTAAGGATGAGATACTAGATGCAGTCGCTGATGCATTCGCTGCTGAGTCTGACATCAACTACACATTTACCCAAGGCAATTCACTTGTATACAATGTCAACGGGATAGTCACCGCTGTTTCTGGAGGGGGTAGCTCGGCTAGCCTAAACGACGATGTTGAAGCGGCTGTAAATTTCACGGAGGTAAACGTCAACATAGAAAAAGACACCAGTTTTTCAAGCACGGGTAAGAGAAGGATAAACCTAAGGCTATCTTCGCTAAAGCTTCAGATATCTTATGTCAGCGGTTTGAGAGCTGTTCGTATAAACAATAACACTGTCTCAGATACCAACGCTACAAGTGTTGTTACTTTAACACCTTCGGAATTTACATATGATACCAGCGCCATAAGCGTATCTGTTGGTGCAGATGACACTTTCGAAGCTGGCATTACTTCGTTTAAAACAAGTGCTGTTCATAACTTTGGTATCGTATATTATGACGGGAAAGGAAGGTCTTCTTTTGTTCAGAAAATAGACGGTGTACATGTTGGCGGATACAAGGCCGCTGGTCGTGGTAGTAATCACGGCGCGGTTAGAATCGATCTAAAGATCAAGCACACTCCTCCTTCTTGGGCAAAGAAATATCAGATAGTATACGGAGGCAACGAAACCTACTCTAACTTTATGCAGTTTGGTGTTGCGGGCGCACACTACAAAGATTCAGATGAAAAGATATTCTTAGACATATTCCCTATTGAGGGAAGTCCAGATTCTTACTCAAATGACAAGGGCGCTAATTTAGAGTATACGTATAAAGAAGGAGATGTACTACGTATTATTTCCTTCAATGATTCAACACAAACCCAGCAGTACATAGACGAGCAGGTTTTTAAAGTATTGGGCAAAGAAGTAATAACCAACGCTTCAGATGTTACCCCAAGCCGAGCATCTACATTTGTTGTGATTAGGGACGAAGATTATTCTCTCAAGACTTACAATGGTTTTACTCTTACAAAGGTTAAGGCGTCAAGTGACGATTGGGGTCAAAGAGTTATCGTGGAGATACTTTCCCCTAATACGGTAAACAACGACACGATATACCATGAAATTGGCGAGGTCTACAACATTACTGGCGGAGCACACGTAGGAGATGCAACCGATGGCGGGTATCCAGTTGTTCAACTTACAGACGGTGATGTATATTTCAGACCTCGTGACCTACTTATGGCTAAATACGACACGTCTAATTCAGAGTATGACCAAGATCTTTATAACGAGTATCTATACGTTCGTAAATATGTAGAGTCTCCTAAAGCCAGTGACTTCTATGACTCTGCTGTAACTTCAATGGGCAGGCCTCATGCTATAAACGATGACGCTAAGCAGGTTCGCCGACGCTCTTCTGTTACATATTCAGACCCGTTCATTGCGGATAGCAGTGTCTTGGGCTTGTCCAGCTTTAATGCAACTACCGCCAACTTCTCAGACTTTGAGATTAGGCACGGTAAGATAGATCGACTTGTTGATCAGACAGATAGGCTGTATGTGTTTCAAGAAAACAAGGTCGGAATTGTTGGGGTAAACAGAAACTTGTTAGAGACTTTGAGCGATCAAAATGTTGTTGTTTCTAATGTAGTATTTAGTACGCCAAACTATTACGCTGGAGATTTTGGTTCTAGTGGCTATCCTGCTGCTGTTGTAGAGCGATTTGGAATGATGTACTTTGTTGACGTTAAGGCTCAAAGAGTGCTTCGTATTTCAAGAGACGGCATTACTCCTATCAGCGATCCTAATATGGATTCTTTCTTTGATAAAAATTTCTCTACATATCTCACCCAAAGCGGTAAAACAGAAATGGATATCGTAGCTGGATTCGACCCAGATAATTCTGAATACGTATTAACTAGTAAGGATAGAGGAAGCTATACGGGCTTTACTTTGGCCTACAGCCATAACAAGCGCGTGTTTACATCTTTTTATTCTTTCTCGCCACATATGTACGCCCACTTGAATGATACCTTCTTTTCTTTTAAACCCGTTACGGTTAGCGGTCAGACCGAAATCATGTGGAAGCATGGTGCTAGCTCAAGCTACGGCAATTTCTATGGGTCAAACTACAGCGCAAAGGTTACGATTGTTGCAAACGCAAACCCATCCATGGTCAAAGCATTTCAAGCGCTATCTATAGAAGGAGACTCTTTATGGTCGGCAACTGTGTCTACCTCAGACCAAACCACGAGTATTGCTACTGGTGATTTTGATGAGAGAGAGCGTGGTTACTATGCGGCAATACCTAGAGATACCACAGCATCTACCGCTAACTACATTACCATTGGCACAGTAGATGATGTTACTGGTACTGCGGTAACATTTGATAACAGAATAAATAGAATGCCTATTCCTTTGGGAGCAGCCTTGCACAAGGTAGACGGCACTACTATGACAAACCTTAATGCAACGATATCAAGTATTGATGGTTCTAAAAAAATAACTACCAACACTGCGCTAAGCTCTTCAGAAGAGGGTAAGATACTTGTAGCAAAACTTACCGCGAAAGATGAGGGTGATGCATTAAGAGACTACTACGCTAAAGTTGAACTAACTAATTCAGTACACGATTCAAAATCAGAGCTTTATGGTATTAACACTATTTTTGTTGACAGCCCTATGCACTCGGCGTTGAATCAGAGATAATTATTAAATTTGTAAAATAGTATACTATTATGATAGATCCAGTAACCGGAATGCTTATAATCCAAGGGGTTTCAGCGGGAGCTCAATACCTCTCTGGTCGAGCAGAAGCTAAGAAAGCAGAAAGACGAGAGGAAGAGATTCGCTCTGCCGGCATCCCTAAAATGGAGACGCCGCAAGAATACTTTGACCTATATATGAAGGCCAAAGAAAACAAAGGCGCTCAGCTTGCTACTATGCAGGCGCAGCAAGGCATGGCCGATACTGCTGCGGCTCTGCAGGCTGGCGGTTCTCGCGCATTGATTGGGGGTCTATCAGCAGCTCAGCGCAGAACGGACGCAACAATTGCAGGTATTGGAGCACAAGCGCAGCAGCAAGAACTTTCTGCACTAGAAGGATTGGCTGGAGCTCAACAGCGCACTAATATGATAAATACTCAGTTTGGTGCTCAAAGCTACTTTACTGATTTGGGGGCTGCTCAAGCGGGCTATCAAGCTGGTAGACAGATGCAAGCAAGTGCTATCAATAACCTAGCTCAAGCTGGTACTATGGCAGTTGGCGCTTATTCTGATAGCGACTACATGGATATTTACTATCCAAGCCGTGGCAATAAAAGCGGTGGAGGCAGTAGCAATCAAGATAGTAGCGGTAAACTGAGTGGATACGGCAGTATTGAACGAGGCGGAATGCTAACCCCCGGGGAGTTTAGTCATGAAGACAACCCTATTGACCTAGTAAGAAACGGTAAAAAAATTGGAGAGGCTACTGGGGGTGAGTATGTATTTAATCCTACACAGTCTAAGAAAATGAAAGAATTGGCTGAACAAGAAAAGTCACCACTTTCTAGATACGTTACCACGCTACTTAATAGATTTGAAAAAGACGCAGCAAAATGAGTTTAATATCACAACCACTAGACTATAGCTCTGGAGCTACTCGAGCAGCGGTACAAGGTATCCGCGATCAAATACAGATGTCTTCTATGCGCGCTGAGGAGCAGCGTAGAGAAGCTAAGCAGTCGGCTGCAAGGGTAGGGGCATTTGAGAAAGCAATGTCTAGCGCTGAGGGTTCTGTTAAATTTATGTCTGAAAAGGCTCAGCAAGTTTTTTCCGCGTATCATGACGGATATGAAATCGCTCTGGAAGAGTATTCTGAAAATCCAACGCAAGAAAATTTAAACTCAATCAACCGTATAATTGGTGAAGCTAATGAATACATTTCTCGTCATGAGGGGCTGTATAATGCAGATAGATCAACACTGCTTACTGGGCTAGGTAATTCTGAAAAATTTACCACCACACCAGAGAGCATGAGCATGCAGTTTAATGACCGCTATAAAGGATATGAAACTGCTCCTAGATGGGATGCTGAACTAGGAACTGTTGTTGTTAGCGGTACTGGTGCTGGCAGCACAATGAGGGCCTCGCAAGATCCTATGTTTAACCCTAATAATGCATTGGTTTTTGAGTCAACCTCAAAGATCCCATCAGTTGTTGCTCCAGAACAATACGGGAATAGCAACGCCGCGCTATACTACGGGAGAAGCAAGGAAGATTTCATGAACACTTTGACCGCTAGATTTAACGCTAACAACTCTAATGGACAAAGCTTAAACTATTCGGCAGCTGCTTTGATGTCTCTAAGAGATTATGGGCAAGAAGATATAGGTCTTGGAATTCAAGATATTTTAGGCGACCCAGCAAAAATGGCTGAAGCTCGTCAGATGTATATGGATCAAGCGTGGAGCCAGGCTAGTTCTATTAACTCACGAAGAAGAGATGAAGAAAATGCTGGTGTAAGCTATGATGGCTCTGACACGGTGACATTTGTCAAAGAGGATTATGACTATGATTCTAAAACAAAGACTACCACAGAATTAAAAGCAAAAATCCCTACCTTTGAAAAACCAATTAAGGTATTGATTGAGGCTGATCCAGGACAAGAAGCCACCCCTACTTACCAAAGAGTTGTGCTAGGCGCAGCAAGACTTGAGGGTGAAACGGGGATTGTTGTTAAGGAAAATGTCGCAACTGCATATTATCAAGACCCTAGCACCGGAGAAATAAGCAATACTCCAGTGATGGGTTGGGACGAGAAAACTCGTTATCAGAACGTAAGTAGAGTTATCAGACCTATTGGGACAGAGGGGCGTAAAGAATACGCCGCTTATGTGAATGCACTTAAAAAACAAAATGCGTTAAACCAAGGGGCTAAGATAGAATTAGTTGACGAAGAAAAGTCTTCGCTTCCGGGACCTCCGATGCCCCCACAATAACATACTAGATGAACGAGGAATTACTGCAGTTATTGCAGAGCGGCTTTGATAGTGGATACAGCGAGGACCGCTTGTTCGCAATGGGTATTGATAATGGGTTTTCTTATGATGAAGTAACTCGTGCCCTAGAATCTTTTAGTAAAAAAAAAGTTCAAACTCAACTACCGCCCCAAGTCACTCCTACTACGGATTTTGGATTGGAAGATACTGGTTTGGACTTATCATACGAGCAAAAGTCTGACTTTACAAATTTCTCGGATGACCTTTTAGAAGAAAGGTTTGTACAAAGCTCAGCCCCCAATAATAAGCCCCAAGAAATAAACGATAGAGAATATCGTCATGCACTTATTGCTGACGACTGGTTTGTAGAAAGAGACGACTGGTTTGGCAGCGCTGCTAGATGGTATAATAACTTTGTAGCCACTGGATTGGCTACTGGTGCTAAAGAGGATTTATTAGATGGCGATCCAGAGAATAATATAGATGCTGCTGAGCGATTAGCTTATTACAACGAGCTTCAAGAAAAATACAGAAACGAAAAAGACCCATTGACTTGGGCTTCTTTTGGCAGTGTGTCCGGAATTACAAATGTTGTTCTCCCAGAATTGCTTGGTAATTTTTTCTCTTCTGTAGTCTCGGGCTTTGCTAGTGAGGGGGCGCTTAAAACAGTATCCGCTAGTGTTGCCGAAGGCCAGGCTGTTGGAGTTGCTAGTGGTCTTGCTGGTGGTCCACTTGCTGAGATTACTGTACCCGCGGGTTATCTTATAGGTACTGGTGTTGGTTTGGCCACGGGGACAGCATTTGCAGGGTCTTATGCCCTTGAGATGTCTGAGGCCATAAGTATGGCAATGGAAGAACTACACATCGACACAACCGACCCCGAAGAAATCGCAAAGACATTTGAGTCAGAAGAGGGCTTAAAAAAAATTCATGATGCAATGGAGCGCAGGAAAGTGCGCGCAGCTATTATTGCTTCTGTTGACGCATTATTGGCCGGAGCTGGGGGGACAACCGCACAAGCTGTAAGAAAAGCTGGCGGTAGCGTAATGAAGGCTGCAGGAGCAGAAATATTAGTTGACGCTACTGGTGGTGCATTAGGTGAAACTGCCGGTCAGATTGCTGAAGAAGGGGAAGTTACATCGGGTCTTGATATTGTTATGGAAGCGCTCGGGGGGCCAGTGATGGCAGCTCCTGCGGCAGCTACTCGAGCTGTAAGCTCACGCTATAACGAACTTATGACACCTACTTCAGAGAGAACCTATGTTCAGTGGGCGCAAAAAAACAAAGCCAACGGAAGTAGTATAACAACCGCTGCTTCACTTATGGGTGATGGTCAAGTACAAGTAGTAGAGCAAAAGATACAAGAGACTAAAGACCAGCTTAAAAAAGTAAGGGGCAAAGAAGCTAAGCAAACCCTAAAAGACGACCTAAAAGAGTTTAGAAATAAAAAATACGAAATGCTCAATGCAAACATTAGAGCTTTCGAAGAACTGACTCAAGATCAACAATTAGATTTAATTGACAAGAGTCAAAAAATATTTTCCCTCCAACAAGAAATGCGGGAGGCCACAGATACAAAACTTAAATCAAGATTAGGTGCTGAGATTGTAACCCTAATGGATAATTTTGGTGTCTTTGAAGTTGAGGAAGTTGCCCCAGCTATTGACCCAATTGACATGGACCAGTTGGCTACACCAGTCGTTCCTACTGAAGCTCGCTCCGTAGCAGAAGGCGCTTCTACAGTAGACCCTATAACTATCAATACACTTGAAGATGGCACTGAGGTTATCGCAGAAAGACCTATAGACGGGACAGAGGTACAAGGTACTCTCCGCCTTGAGGGTACTCCAGAGAATCCTACATTGGTGGTTGAGACTGAAACAGAAAAAGTAGAACTTGGGCAGCGCAGCGAGGTGGACCCATCTACTATTAGAATGTTTGAGCCTGCGATTGCTGAACGTCAGACATTAGCGGTTCAAGAAGACGGTACTTTCTTGTACCAAAAACCAGATAACCCGAACATAGCAGAAGGCACAAGACTTAGCATTGACCCAGAGGTTGGGGTAAACGCGATATCTATATTTGGTGGGGGTCAGTTTGTACCATTAGAAACACCAACCGCTATTTCTGCAGAGGCAGAGCGCGGTGTTCGTGTGCAAATGAAAGACGAAAGCGGTGCAGTAGTTGAGCTATACGGGCAAGATGCTATGGATGCTGCATATCAAATATTATTATCAGCTAGAGAAAACCCATCAGATAGAGCAAAAGTTAACCAAATAATTGAGAGCAATGAAACAGCAAGACAAGCCATTGAGCAAGCCGAACGAGAGTTCGCAGCAGAGCAAACAGCAGAACGATCTATACCAGAGGTTGATGAACCTGCCGCAACAGAAGCGCAACCAAGTGTTGAGCCAGCTCCTAGGCCAGCCCAGCGAGTAGCGCCAAGCGCCGCGGAGGAGGCAGCGTCATCTCTAGAGCAAGCAAGAGAAGCTTCTGAGGAGATAGATAATTCTATAGAGATTCGTGGTGGTGCGGTAAATCCAAAACGTCACGGAGTTACCCCTCGTATAGCGAAGATGCTTAACAGCGCATACAATGCGTTTACAGATAAGTACACTGAAGCCCCCCGTGTTATCATTCATAGAACAAAACAGTCTTTACAGCGTGCTACTGGAGGCCCTTATGAAGCGTTCTATGAGCACGAAAGAGAAGGTGGACCAGCTATTCACGTTATGTTCAACGCAACTACTGCGGCGATCCGCGAGGAATTTGCTCACGCAGGTCTGCGTAATATCATGGTTCTAGAGCCAAGGGTTCGCACTTCTTTATACAACGATTTACAAAGCATCAATAATGAATCTCTTCGTCAAAAAATGGATGAGCGATTCAATGACTACGTTACATTTTATATAGAGAGAGGGCATTCCGAAGAACACGCCATAGCTGTTGCGGAGGAAGAGGTGATCGTTGGTATTATAGCAGACATAAACGACAACTTAAATCAGCTTGATGCAACATTTAAGGGTAAGTCTAGACGTGCTATAAATAAAATATTATCTGGCAAGCTCTCTAGTTTCAAACTCAAGAGCGAGAATGAGCTCGTAAACTTAGTAGAAAGAGTAACGCAGGGATATCGTAGCGGTCAGAAGATATATATCCTTGATATCGCTAAACGAATCAAAGAAAACCCGAACAATAATCCGGGTAAGGCAATGCGTCAAGAGCGCGATGCTAATGATGGAGACAGAGCTCGACTGGTAGACTTTGCCTTAGATAGAAACCTAGACCTATCAGAGATGAAGGTCCTAGGGTCTGGAGCTTTTGGATATGCATTCTTGGTTAAAGACGCTAGCGGTAACAACGTGGTAGTTAAAGAAGCTCAATCTGTTACAGAAACAATAGCTTCCGCTGTGTATGTGCGTGAGTTTAACGGAAACCTACCCGGCCTTGCAGAGTATTATGATGTTGCTGTTTCTGCTACCGGCAAGACAGAGCCTTTGATTTATCAGATTAAAGAGTTTGTGCCGACAATCATGACTGCTGAAGAAGGGAGCACTGTCACGCCTCTTGAAATTGGGGAAATAATAAACAATTTTTTAAGAGAATATATTGGATCAGACAGTACCATTCCTGGCGCTGTAAGTGAATCTATGTATACTTATCTAGCAGACATAATAGAAAGCGGTGCGCGAGCATTCACAGAAATGAATTTCCCAGATGATTATTCTGAGGTATATGATTCTACAATACCATTTACAAAACTCGAGATGTTTGATCTTGCATTAGCTTATTTAGATAATGCTTACCAAATGAGTGAGAGTTTAGAGAAGATTGGTTTCATTGCGCCAGATGTTCACTACGGCAACATTGGATTTGCTCAGCCTCAAAGCACTGATAAGTTTCAGAAGTATTCTCAGTACAAGTTGTTTGATATAGACGGCCAACTTGTGAATGAGATGAAGCGATTCGATGATTTAGAGCCTACCGAGCATCAAGCTCGTGTTATTAAAATTTATCGAGATAACATTAATACTGCATCAAGAAACATTCGCGAAGAATCATCAACAGATGTCTTTTATTCAGATGGTCCTAGCGAGAACAAGTTTTCAGCAAAATATTTTTACGAGCAGGCAGGGTTGGATATTATCACACCAACAATGATAAAGTCTATCCTTGACGCCGAAGGTGTATCTATATCGGATGCTGAGTCTGTTGGTGAGCCGGGTTCAGATGCCATAAGAAAAATACTAGACACCCTGGGTGTTGTTAATCTTATGCACTCTGAGCAAGACAATAGGTTCATGCGGGTAATGCACAATAGGCTTTTCTTTGTTGATGAGTCAACCTCATCCAAGGCTTTTAGACTTGCTGTAAACGGCGACGACTTTATAGATTATCGAGGGCGGGTTAGTGAAAAAATACAAGAAATTATAAATGAGTACCGTGTTGAAAGCGCTCAATCGGCAGAACAAAAGAGCACACCAACTACCGCTAATAGAGCTAGGCTTGAAGAGTATATGCTGTCTCAAGGCATGGCTATCTCTAAGGTTAGAAGGCTCGGTGATGGTGCTTATGGAGTCGCCTATGAGGTTGAAACACTTGACGGTAAAACAGTAGTTAAACAAACAAGGAGTTTAAGAGAGTCTCAGATATCGGCCATATACTTAAACAAGTATAATGGAAAGCTCCCTGGGCTTGCTAAGTATCATGGGATGGGCGCGATGTTCTTAGATGCTGCTGATACGTTTATGGGCACTGGCTCTCACGTGTTTGTTACAAAGGATTACGTAGATATTAAAACAGATAAGTTTGATAGAGGCGTAGATGTCACTGCTCAAGATATTTATAGACTTATTGTTAGAGCTATTCATGATGTTTACTACAAGTCATTTAGTCTAGTAGAGACTATTGGTCCAAGTCCAGGAGACATCTACGAAACCGCTATAGATATAGCAAAAACCGAAAATGTTGGTTTGCATTTGTTAGCAGTGATGCAAGACGAAGAGGCCTCTAGAGCACTCAACGATATCCTTGAAAAAGATGGATTCACAAGATCTGCTGATAATCCTATTGGTAGAGCAGAGCGCGATGGTAGAATGACCATTGATGATCTCGTAGGGTATGCGATGAACATTTGGCAGATGACTGGTTCAATGGCAAAGCTTGGGATTGCTGCTCCAGATCTTCATGACTTTAATGTGGGTTTCTCAAAAACTCAAACTACCATTAACGGATTCCCGATGTTCGAGGTGTTTGATATAGACGGTCATCAAAGTAACCACATGTTAATGGGTAATGAAAGTACCATTGCTAGAAATCTTTTCTTTAAGAACGAAGTCAGTGAGGGAACAAAGAACAAGTTTATCCCTCAATATGCCACAATAAAAGACGAGGCGATAATAACACAGCATGATGTTTTGCATAAGCCTAAAGATGGATATAATCTTCGTGAAGACCTAAGGCTCCCCGATGTGAATCCTATCTCTATCGAAGTAGATCCGGCTAGAGATTTAGTGACGCAGTCCGGATATGGCATACAGATTCCTTATGTTGACGGAACCAGTTTGTTTGCCGCATATAGAGATAATTCATCTATACCTTTTTCTGCTGGAGTCATAGCAGAAGAGCTTACTAAAAACATAGACGAGCCTGGACTCAAGGATATGATTTCTAGATTTGAGACTCCGCTGTTTGAACCCGAAAGCATTCAGACTAGGTTCCAAGGGATATTTGAGCAAAGAGCTAAGCAAGAGGCAGAGATATTGCAGTCTCTTAAAGATAAGCTTGACTACATGCAGAACGGCAATCGCGCGCGTCTAGATGATAAGATTGTAGCACAAGCTGTAGATAAGGTTGGGGCTGGAAGCAGAGTATCACCAGCTAGAAACACTTCTGCGTCAGCTGACAATACCACTAACTTTGACGGCTCTCGACAAATTACAATGGAGTATACCAAAGAGTTTGCTCCTAAGGTATATGTTCGTGGTGCTTATATTTTGTCTACACACACTTTCATGTCGGACATTAAGGATGCTAAAAAATTAGACATCAAACGCGAGCCCACTGATGCAGAGATTACCAGAGCAGATGAAATCTACAAAACTTTTGTTGACCGAGCTACTAGAAACTTAATCAAACTTCATGATTCGTTTAGCGAAGATGTAAGGAAGTACTCAAAGCTTTGGTACGTAGGTGCAAACCTTACCGCTCAAGACCTAGCTGTTCGCTATGGCTATACTCAAGAGCAGGCTGCGGGTATCTTGGCTGCGCTTTCTCCTCAGAAGGATTGGTATCAGAACATCGCCCTTGGCGAGTCAGTGATGCGCGTGATGAGCAGTCAGAAAGACACTGAGTTTAGCAAGTCTATGTATAATACCGCTCTGAGAAATATGCGGAAGGTCAAGAATAAAATTCTAAACCAGCAAGACTTTAAAAGAAAGGCCACTAAAGAGGCTTACAAATCATACTTAAAAAGAAAGGCTGTGCTTCAAGGCATGGTGGGCAAGTCTCTAAGAGAAATAATTGAAGGCGATAACGCTGCTTTGGAGTCTGCGATGTTCGTGCGTACATATAACGAGATGTTTGAGGATCGCAACTATCACATCGTCAGCCCTATTGGCGAGCGCATTGGATATGGCAAGAAGGCTAATGGAGAGATGAAGACAATGGCCTGGGGTTCTTATGCTGAGATTTCCTCTGCTACCTCTATCGCTATCGATGGCACGATGGAAAACATTGATTCTAAAGTAGGCGATCAGCACAAAGTGAGATCATTCTTTAACAACATCAACGACCCGAACTCAGACACGGGAGACGTAACCATAGACACTCATGCTGTAGCTGCTGCAGAACTTCTCCCTCTATCGGGCTCAGACGCTGAGGTCTTCCATAACTTTGGTGGTGGTACTGCGGCTATCGATGTTAAAGCTGGTAGCTCTAACCTTGGAATCAAAGGTGTATACTTTGCTTACGCTGAGGCTTATCGTAATGCTGCAGAACAAAAAGGCTTGCTCGCAAGAGAGATGCAGTCTATTACTTGGGAAGCCGTTAGGACTTTATTCACGCCTGGATTTAAGGCTCAGAAGAAAAACAAGTCTGACGTTCGTGCTATATGGCAAGAGTATGCTGACGGAAACATTTCTTTCGATGAAGCTCAAGATCAAGTATTTGAGAGAGCCGGCGGTATCTTCTACCCAGAATGGTATGTAGATAGCGGTGATCGAGCTAGGCTAGAGACAAAAGAAAGACGTCATGCTCGCAAGATGTTCAAGAGCTTAGACCCTAACGTCCCATTTGAGGCGTCAATCAGAAAGGATTTAGCTGAAGATATGTCTAGGTTCTATGAGCCTCAGAAGATCGATCAGATTAAATCTGAGCTAGAGACAATGTCTATTGAGGAGTTGCTTGCTGAGATGAAAGATATCGCTATTTCTGATGGCGATAATCCTTCTGTAATCAACGACGCGATGAGCTCTTTAGCTGGTGGAGACTTCCGTGTGCTAGCGACACTTGAATATTTAAAAAGATTACAGAATCAAGGGAAGACAAAAGAATACAGAGCTGTCTTGAAGCGTTTCTTTGAGACGGGTACTGCTGTGGGGCAGTTGCTCCGCCAGTTTGCTGAGGTTAAAGGGCAAACCCCGGCAGGCATGAAAGATCTAGTAGACAATATCTACGAGGCTAACGGCACAACTCTATCTGATTCTGAGTATGAAACCATGGGGGGTATTGTTGATGAGTTGTTCGACGCGCAACAAGACGTTCAGTCTTTGATTAAGGAGCTGTCAGAAACCTCAGAGACTAACAAGATACCAGCTATTGAAGACAGACTGGAAGATGCTAGAAACAGAGTTTCTGAAGCTACCAGTAAACTTAACGACTTCAATACAAACTTTGCTACGACTTGGGGCAGGCTCATTGGGTTGATAATCCAAGGGAATCTTCTTACCCCGGTTTCTCAGCTGGTAAACATTACCGCTAACCTTGCTACACTTCCTATAATGTTGGCTGACAAGACATTGGGCTATGGTGCTGAGGTTCTTATCAGAGGCATTAAGAAATCTATGGGCAGAGAAGTCGACCCTTCTCTTGCTACACTGCCACCTTCTATACCAGCAGCAATACACGCGGCTAAGCAATTTGGAGTTGGCGCTCGAGAAGCTTATCTAAGTGCTATTGGTAGGGCGATTGCTAATGATAAGTTTGAATACAACATGCAGCTTCAGCTGGCTCCTATCAAAGCATTCGGTATGATTCTAGCTAACAGCGATAGGCTCCCGGATTCAGTTAAGAACGGCACAAAGTTAAACGAGATTAATTTCCGTGCTAAGAAATTCCTAGAGGCTGTTGGCGGTGGTCCCGCTAATATCATGTTTAGACTGCTTGCGTTTGGTGATATGCCTTTCTATAGATTAATGGAGGGCTATGAGCTTCATCGTATAGGAAAGTCTTTGGGTCTGAAGGGTGAAGAGCTAAACAGATTCTTAAAATATCCTAATGAAGAGTATAAGGCTAGAGCTGAAAAGGCAGGACTAAGAGTTACCTTCCAAGAGGATAACCAATTTGCCACAGCTATAAATAAGTCTATAGCTAAAGCATCTGATATTCTTGGCGAGAGAAGTACGTTTTTGGAAAACGCTTTCCGTGTTATGGTGCGTATGCACATCCCTTATATAAAAACACCAGCGAATATCTTGTCTCAGAGTATACAGCTTGCTCATCCGGTTATGCCATTGCTATCGTTAGTTCTAAAGAAAACTATTAGAGGCGGGAAAAAGGTTTCTGACCGAGAGCTTTCTGAGCTTCTTGCCAAATCATTTATCAGCTGGTTGCTTTACAAAACAACTCAAAAGTTGATGGAGGATGGGTTGATCACCACCCCTATAGATGCGGACGGAAAGAAGGAAAGAGACATGAAGTATAGTACTGCTCCTCCGAACTCTATAAATATTAGCGGTGTCAAGAGGCTGATTAATGGTGAAGACCCAACGCTTCAAGCAGATGATGTTTGGTTTAACTATCAGAAGCTTGGTCTGGGCGGTGCTGTTATAGCTGCTCAAGCTGTAGGTATTAAGGCTGTGATGCGTGACGCTCAGATGGACGCCAAGGTACTGAACCGCTCTGATAACTTTATGGACTTCATTTCTGATATCACGGGCGTTGTCCCCGGGGTCTTAGGGTCTATGATGGACCAGTCGTTCTTGACTGGTATTGATGGGGTTATTAAGTTGTTGGCTGACCCGAATGAGAGACAGCTAACCAAGTACTTAGACAACATCATGCGTGCAGGATTCTCAGTTGTATTGCCTAACTCACTCAGTGCATTCTACCGCTCTGGACGCGAGTACTTGCCCGACTATAGAGATCCGAACCCGGGTATTGACAACTCAATGGAAAACATACTCCGAGATAAGACCTTCAACTTCTTTGGTCTAGGAGAGTCCGTTGTGCCTAGAGTAAACATTTGGGGTGAGTCTATAACTCAAACTCCAGAAGGCGGAGGCTCTCTTTTCTTTGATAGCGACAAAGAGTACCCTTGGTTGTACAATACTTTTGGAGTATTCAAATCTAGAATAAGCTCAAAAGACCCGGTTAAGATCGACATATACAACTTGTTTAAAGAGACGGGAGATACTGATGTAATTCCGGGATACCCTTCAGCGGTAGGTAAACTAAAAATATTACTTACCAAGCAGGAGTCTGCTTACTATGGGCTTAATGTTAATGAGCCTAACTACATATCTATAATGCCTAAGGACGCTCATGCTATGATGAAATCATTTGGTCAAGCTCGGTATAAAGATGTAAAAAGACTTGTTACTAGCCCTGCTTATCAAAAGATGAACAACTCTCAGAAAATATCTGCGCTCAAGTCCATATACAACAGACACTCTCGCGGAACTTATACTGGCGGTGTCTATCCTTGGAGAGCATACAGAGACGGTATTGTTAGAAATTATTTTTTGGATTTAGAAGATAACTAAGATGGATAAGATTAAGAACATGAAGCTGGGGAAGCTTCTAAAAGAAAAGGCCCCAAAGGTTTTAGATGTAGTAGGTGATTTACTCCCAGACCAAGGAGCGTTGGGCATCGTTAAGAGATTGATTGATGACCCAGATATAACTCCGATAAGCCCAGAGGAAAAGCAAGAGTTGAACAATCAACTGATGGATATCTATAAGCTAGAAGTTGCGGATCGTGATAGCGCACGCAAGCGTCAGTCAGACATGATCAAGGCTGGAGCTAAGGATTGGTTGTTTAATGTCACTGGCCTTGTCGGCTTGGCGGCGTTTGGGTTCTTGGTACTATCAATTGTTTTCCTGGAGGTCCCCGCTACAAACAAAGAGATATTCATTCACCTCATAGGTATTGTTGAGGGGGTTGCCCTTTCGATCTTTGGATATTACTTTGGGGCAGCAGTTAAAAGTGATAAATAATGGAGCTAGAAGTTTTAAGATTTAGTAGTGAATCAGACAGCACAAACGGATTGTTGTTTGATGTTAGCGGTGGGGAGCGTAAGTTCTTATGCTATACGTTAGAGGATGAGCACAGAAGTGTAAAGGTTATGTCAGAGACTAGAGTCCCGGCAGGAACTTACAAGGTTACGCTTCGTACTACTGGAGGATTTCATAGCAGATATACAGCTAAGTATGGCGAGATGCACAAGGGAATGCTATGGGTTCGTGATGTACCTAACTTTGAGTACATTCTTATTCACACTGGTAATACTGATGAGCACACTGCTGGGTGTCTTCTTGTTGGTGATACTCAGAAAACAAACTTTGGTAGTAGTGATGGATTCATTGGCTCTAGCGTTAGTGCGTATAAGAGAATCTATCCGGCGATTGCTAAGGAGCTTGAAGAAGGGGGAGAAGTAAGTATTACTTACATTGATTATGATTAATATCTAAAACCTTTAAAACCTAGAATATGAAAAAGACTTTCTATTGTATGTGCAAGTTTTGCATTTTTTGTTGCGATTAACACTCTGAATCCCGTGGTATTTTTGCCACGCTTTCTATGCTTCTGCATTCTCTTTGTCAAGTTCTTTGACATTCCAATGTAGTTGTGTTTTGGTAGGTAGTACACGGCATATTTACCCTTGTACTTCCCGTGCCCTTTGCTGTCTATCTTTTTCTTACACCCCTTGCAATACCGCTGAACTCCCGCAGAGTGGGTGTTGCTTTTATGGAATTGATGTTTAGGTTTAACTTCCTTGCATTTACTGCAGCGGTGCGTGGCGTGGTCTGTCATTCGTGATATTCTATGACAGCCGTTTTTATTAAATCAAGTTCTATCCTTACCTTTTGATTTACTCTCTGTAGAAGTTGTATTATTTTTTCTGTATCTACATTTGGTTTCCCTTGAGCCGAATGGCAGGCTTCGTACAGCTCATCGATTTCTCTATGAGCATTTTCACAAGCGTTGTAATATAATCTGGAAAGTTCTTTCGAATCCACGGCTGTTTCGTTTTCCTTAAATTAAAACAAACCGCGCACCATCCCTCTGTTTAACTCGATATCTTATTAACAATGTGTTGTATAACCTCGTCTACTTCCTTCTGGTTTCGGGGTATGTAAACATCATATCCCCCCATAGAATTGTTCTTCAGCCAATAAAGAAACATCTTGAATCTAAGCGTAAAGCTGTGGTTCGATGGCACGAACCCCTTAGTTTCTATGACAAACCCATGATCGTGAGAGACAAAGTCTGGTGTATAAGTGACCGCTCTGATCAGTTTGTTTTCTTTCAAGCTGAACCCCCTAGATGCTTTCTTCCCATAGAATCCCTCGTGTCTAAAAGGTTCGAGCACCTCAAAGGTTTGCCCCTCATATTTAAAAGAAATCTTTGCAGACTTCAACTTCTTGTAACAATAAAGCTCTAGTCTAGACTGAAATGTTATGCCGTCATATGTTGCCTTGCGGACATTCTTTACTGCGCCCGTTCTCTTTTTCCTTCTCATATGTCTGATAAATCAAATGCTTCCTCACTGCTACTTGGAGGAATGTACGTTTCGAATTCCTCGCTGATAGGCTTGAATATTTTTTTGCCGTTATCCTTCGTGCAATAGAATCCGGTGTTGGTGATATTCATTTGAAATTCAATGGGCTCATAAAGAGGAGTAGGTGCACCTCCGGTTTCAACAATCCTAACCTTCCGCACATGCAGCTCTGTTGTCTTGCGTACTATAGGGTCGTGGTGCTGGACCTTTCTATGTATCGTGAGGAAGCAGGAACAGCGGTTGACCCACTTGCCACCGTGCTCACTGTCCTCAGCATAAGGCGCGATAGGATATCCTTCCGGGTCCTTGCGTCGTTGCGCCTCAGTTACAGCGTGAGTGTTTAACCAAATTGCGAGTTCATTATTGACGCTGTAATTTAATAGCTCTGATGCCGCTTCGTAGTGGTACTCATGAACACCTATCTTAGAGTGCTGACCCATCTCAATCTTTAGTGAGTTGTAGGGGTCGATGAATAGGGCATCTATATGCTGGCTCTCACGCACCTTGTCAGTGAAAGCTAGAATGTCGTGGAAAGAATACATGTCTCTATTGCTAAAGAAGATGAAGTGTTTGTTTACCCAGCTGTATGCGCTCGCTAGCTCCTTGTTGTTCATCCGATGTACTTTCCTATCGGTAACAAACTCCATCAGCCTCATCTTCGTGCTGGCCGTAGTGTTCTCTGAGCTGTACACACACCACCTCCAATCATGCTGTATGCTGGCGTTAGCCATTAGGAACAAGCAAAAGGTTGTCTTACCCACGTTGCTGTGCCCGTTGAGTATAGTAAACTCTCTCTTGTATCTAAAGAATTTGTTTAGTGTTTCGCTCCCCGTTGTGAGGCCCAGCTCGATCTTGCCGTTAGCAAAGTCTTCAATCCATTTAAAGTCATCGTCAGTAGGGGCTATGAACTTCATGTCCCCATCCTTTATGCGCTGCTTTCTTTGCTCGGTTTTCTCAAAGGTAAGCACCTCGTGGATAGGCATGCCCTTGCCCTCGTTGATGCCATCTTTTATAGTCCTCTTTGCATGCTCAAAATCTTTGATGTCCCTTAGAGATATCTCATATTCCAACACCCGAATTGCTTCATCCTCAAGCATCCTCCCGCCTGCGATATACCCGCCACATAATCTCGAGGCATTGTAAAGGGCATGGTGTTTCTCGCCGTCCGCAGCATTACGAATCATTGACGCTGCAATGTTCAGCTTGTTGTAGTCAGTATACTCTTGAGGCTTTACTACCTCTTGCTTGGGCTTGGTTTCTTTTTTCTCTTCACTAACAAAAGCGGTAAAGACTTCGCTGTCTTCGTTTAGATACAGCTCGGGGTCATAGCTTTCGTAGCAGGCTCTTGATATATTCTTGCCGGTGGGGTCAACATCAATCAAGTAATTCTTTTGGTAGTATTTCTCTATGGCAAAGAAGTGTTCCCGATGACGGGCGCTGTCGTTGATTCTTACTAGTGACTTAACCCCCTTACCGCTAGGTGATATCCAGCATGCATAAGTGTATGAGTCTAGAGACAAAGTGTTTTTTGTTTCAGAAGGATCGCTGAGGTCGTCAATGTCTAGGACCAAGAACCCGCTGTGTTGCTTTATGCCCGAGTCTTTGCGTTCTTCAAACACACCACTAAACAATACCGCTGGCAGGGATATCTTATAATCTTTATTCCCCGTGTCCCTTATCTTCTCTATTATGTCCTTGCTCTTCCCGTGCTTTATCCGTTCGAGTGCTGTACCAATAGGGATATGAAATGGATTCTTGGTGTCTGTTATTGATTGATATATTGTTACTTTCATAGTCGATAAGGTCGAGTTCTTTTTTTAGGTGTACTATTGCTTTTATGATGTCTTGTTTCATTGGATTATCGGGCTTGTTCCCAGCCCTCATCAAGTAGGTAAGTGCTGTCCCTATATTATAATTATTCCTCTGAAAATCTAAGACCACATCCATAGCCTCAATACCCTTATGCTCTCCTATGTAGTATTCGGGGGTGTCTTCTAAATTATACTCCATCTTTAAATTCGATTCTTTCTTTGTACTTAATCAGTGGTGCAAGCTCTTGAAAGGTCATGGCATCTCTGCCCCTAACATCTTTGCTTTCTAGCAAGATTAGGTTGTCTCCAACTTTGTTAGGTATTATGATTACCCGGTAATCAGATTCTCCTTTTTTACTGAGCGTTATTGTTTTGTCGTCATGTTTTATGATGTCTATGGTAAACGACACTTCCTTGCCTGCCCTTTTGGCGCTGTATATTGGGGGGACAGAGCTGACTCTCTCCATCCCCCACGCAAAACATAACAAAAGGTACAAGGTATCTTCTATCTTAGAACGGGAGATCATCAGACGCCTCAGCAGTTTGTGCTGATTTATTGTCTTGCTTTTTCCCCCAGGTGCTCGGGTCTTTTACGATAGCGTAAGGACGCCCGGTCTTGCGAGACATCTTGAGCTCAAAGTAAACTCGTGGTGTCTTTGCGTTATGGGTTGCGAACTTCTTCACATCCTCAAGCTCCTCTAAGGTGAAGCTAAATTCTCCACTAACTCCGGTGGTAAATGGGACAAACTTGCTGTCCGTGTCACTCCAAACTTTCATCTCGTTGAAGTAACCTGCTAAAACATTCTCGTTTTGGTTCATGATATAGATATTAAATTAAACATAGAATTCTTTATAAAAGGTAGTGGCGGGTCGGTCAATTGCAAAGTGGTTCTTGATAGTATCAACCGCTTTCCAAAACTTAAACTCTCCACTACGAAGTGTATCCTCGCTGGCATGAATTAGTGCAGGAAGATACGGGTATGCTTTCTCTTGTGCAACCCAAGCAAACTCATTGTCCGGAAATACCGAAGTGTAGATGTATGCTTGTATGTCGTATCCAAAAGAAAACACATCACGCTTAAAGCCTCCGATACTACGGGTGCTCTTGCTATCAATGATTACGTTGGGAATCTTGCAGTCCAAAAACCCACGGACCGGAACATCTTCAATCCAGCTGTTAAACTCTAGCTGCACTTCCCCGCTGAGGTGGCTGTCAAGCAGACCACAATCATCGAGCCTAGATATCATGTCGATTGCCATGATGTAATCATCTTCAGAAACTATCCGCTTATCTTCTTTCTCTGCTTGGCTTATCAGATCGTCGCGCCACTCTTTGTATTTCTTTGTGGCCCGTGGGTTCTTGCCTCCGATTTCATCACAAATCTCTTTGTCGTCAAAGGTAAAGAAGCGGTTAGTATATTCGGCGGGTTCAAATAATAGTGTGTCGTACACGCTCCCAAAGCTTAGAGCCTGCGACTCTCTCTTCAGTTGCCCAGCCATATACATTTCCCATAGCCTTATGTCGCTAAGAGCATGCTTTATACTGCTGTAAGACAAGTATCCTTTGCCTACCTTTTCTTGTAGTAAGGTGGCGAACTCCATTATCGCACAAACTTTTTGAGTGCTTCAATCTGCTTTTCGCTGGCGCTGTCTTTGTACTTGCTAAGGACCATTTCAAACGCTTGGTTTTTGTCCTTGCTTTTCTTGATGTAGTCTACCGCTTTAGTAAACCACTCGCCATCCTTTGCCGCAGGTGAAGACGTTCTCTTGCCGTGCGTGTTGGTTGCGTCTGCATCTTTAGTATCATCTATCAAGAACATGCCGTTGAGGGCATACTTTCTAGCGTATGAACTTGAAGCTCCAAAGCACTGAGCTATGTCCATCCCCTTTCGGTTAGGGTCGATACCTGCTTGCGCTGAAACTGCTGCTATGGAATCGCCATCAGTTACTTGAACCACGGCCTCAATGAATAGTATTCCGGCAAGCTCTTTCACTTCATCAGATATGGTCATAGACAAACCATTCTTTGCGAGTAGAGGCTTGACTGCCTCTAGGATATCTTCGGCGCTACGGTAGTTGTAGTTACCGAACTTGTTGAACTGACCCTTAGGCGCCTTCAACGCTGACTGCACTGCTACGAGTGCGGAGTTTAATTTACTCATAAGATTGAATTTAATTAGTGCTAAGTTATTAATATTTGAGCGGTAAACCAAGAGCGATTTGCATTTGAGCGTGCAAATGTAGTGCTCTTGTGAGATCGAAATCTTGCACACCTTTGCGCTGTCCTTCCCACTCTTTGATACATTGTAAAGTCTCACCCATCCTATCCATCAAGTAGTACATCTTCTCCATGTCGGGCTTGTAACTTTCTCTTACAATCTCTTCGAGGCGAGCTTCGCATCTTCCTCGTGATGAAGACGAGAATATCGTCTTGCATAGTTCTTTGTCGCGCAGGTCAAACTGCTCGGTGTCGGGATTATAAACTATATAATACTTCATGATTAAACCTTTATTGTTATCGTATCTCCTTCTTCATACTCTCCATCAATGAGCTGCTGCTTTATCTTATCAAGTAGCTCACAAGCATCTTTGATTTTGATTTTTTGGTGCTCTTGAATTATGATTCTATTAGCCGCCATTCGGTCTTCAATGTAGAGCTCCCCCAACTCAGTTACAATATACTTCCCGGTGTGGATTCTATTAATCAACCCCCGGTCAAGGAGCCTCTTGATATTGCTAGAGTAAAAGCCTTCGTTGCTGTCACTCTTCGCATTACTAACCGCTCTCACAAACGATTGTACTTGATGCAGGTGCTCGGGTTTTTCGTTCTTGATAAACCTAAGAACCTTCTGCGTTACATTAAGATTTTTCTTTTGCATATATTACTTTTTTATCGGTGCGTTCAAAATCAATAAACAAATCTCCCGTGTTGTCGCACACAAATCCACGCTGACTTGCTGTCACATCGTCGGGATCTAGACCCAACTCTTTAATCTCATCATCTTCGAGTCCATCAACTTGATATAGATTCCCGTCATCTCCTTCTAGGTAATAGAATGGTTGTCCAATGTTTTTCTCGTAAGAATTTGGAGTAATCCTAGTTACACAATCGAAGTACATTCCCTCCTCTTCGGAGTAGATGTCAATTGTAAGTCTCATAGCCTTGGCCATGGGCGCAAGGGCATCAATGATTCCATTGGGAGTGCTCCATGGTGTGCTGAAGTGATAGGTTAGGTTGACTATCCCGTTACTTTGAACTATCTCTTCAACGATTTCAGCATCACAAGAATTCCACTTGGTCCCCCAATTTTTGAGTCTCCATGTGTACCAATTGTCAGCTCCAAATTTTTCTCTGAGCTCAGCGTCTTTATCTAGCTGAGCTTCCACTTCCAACTCGGTCATGTTTTTTGTTGGGTCAACGCCGCTCTTCTTTGCGAACTCAATCTGCTCGGTTAAAGATGGCGCTGCTGTGTTCTCTAGCTGACTAGGCATTTTTATGAAGCGGTTGAAATCAAACACATTCTCTCCCCCGTCTTTCTCTCTCAAGGCTAGCTTGAATTTTTCTATGTTGTCGGGCCTTCCAACAACATGCATTACATTACTTACCCAATTCGGCATACTATTTATTATTTAATTTAACTTCTAACTCTGCGATGTATTGCTCCACCGCTTCGAGGTAATGCACTCCTAGCACATTATCTCTCATACTAAGCATGAACTTCACGCTGTCGATTTTTTCGTGGGCTTGTTTCGATGTCATACTCCCTCGTACTTATTGATTAAACCTTCTAACGCTTCCTCGAAATCGTACCCCTGCGGGTTTGCATTTGGGAATTGCTCTTTCAATACGCTGTACACCTCTCGGTTGGGCATCACTCCTGCGCCGTCTATGTAAGTGGCGCCTCCATCTCCATCGTTCCAAATCTCAAAGCCGAGATTGGTTTTGCATTGGTATCCTATACCTCTTCGGGTTTCAAAGTAACGTATCCCCGTTACCTCTACATTTGGTTTACTCATAACTCGTAATTTTCAATTATATATTTTCTTACTTCATACTGCTCATCTTGGTTGCAGTTAGGCCATTTCTTTCCTAGCACAAGTGACGCGCAGAACTGCAGCCTCGGCAGCCAAATCCATGTGTCCATAATCTCTTCTCGAGACATCGTTGTTACGATTGGTTTTCTTCTCTTGCTCATAGGTCAATCTGCATTAAAGATTTGTCTTGAATGTCAAACGCAATATCTTCAGCTGATGTCCACATCACTGAGGCTACTTCTTCCCACTCCGCGGTGTTGAATACATCCCACATGTCCTCATCCGAATGGCGGTATAATGTGTAGGTGTCATTGAGTTGGATTTCGTCGCCGTGTTCTAAATCACTACACATTTTGTCGGTGATTTTGTTTAGGGCTTCGTCTAGTTTTGAATCAACTTCGGTAACCTTGTACTCGAAGTCGGATAAGAATAATTTTATCATAAGGCTTGTTGTTTACTGCTGTAAAGTTAATATAATCTTGGATAACTTCCAAGTTTAAAATGGTTTTGTCATAGTCTTTCTTCTATCATTTCATTATAATCGTTGTTGAGGTCTTCAACAAACTCACTAGGATTGACTAAAGCTTCAGACAATATTCCCGCCCAATCTTCGTGGCTTAGCGTGCAATTATCTAGGTCTATATCGTAGACAAAGATTATCTTATCTTTTAGTTCTTCTATTGTGTTATCCATGTTTAAAATGGTTTTTATGAGGGGGTCTTCGCCCCCTCGTTATTTAATCTTCCTCTATTTCTATTACCCGCTCTACCCTCTCGTATTTCGTGATAGAGTTAAATCCTTCGTAGGTATCGTAGACCGCTACGACATTTATCTTGGCCCGGGATTTCCGTTTGATTTCCTTCACGAGTTCAAGACTTGTGAAGTGTCTAGTGGTATTGCAGAATGACTTCCATCTATCGTCTTCCGTCAAGTAGCAATCCCCCTTTTTCTTTAGGATGTAGGCTGAAAAATGCTCTCTAGTCATACCGCATGATTTTTACAGCAAGGGCATACCAAGGGCTCCGCCTCAACCCAATCTCGCTTGAATACTTTTAGTTTTTCTTCCATCTTCAAACCTGCGTACTTTGCGTACGTAGATGTTGTAGGCGTAGTTTTGTTGAAGTTACCGCTGTACACATTCACGAATGCGATTGCGGCTCTATCGGTCCATCTGAATTTTTTCATAAGGCATTTATTTTTACTATTTATTTGGTTCTAACTTTTCTGCTCTAGAGAAATCTCTGACAATCTCAAAGGGCACTATGAATTGCTCGCCCTCTTCGTTCTCGTAGACCTCTTCGCATTCATTAAGGGTGTCCACATAGGACAAGGTGTCCTCAAGGCTTTTTGCCTTCAATCGATCTGCTTCTTCTTTTTTCATTGTATTTCATTTACTAGATTAATTTCAAAATTGCGTCCGCATACAATATGCTCACAACCCCATCGCAAATTTCTATACCAATCCTCGTGGTCGATGGTGTTTTTACGGGTGTATTCTCCGTCTTCTCCGCTTACCTCGTACGTGACGTCCAAGCGCTTGCTGTTCTTTCTTTTTGGCGGGTCTATAGTGATAACCACGTCCCCGTGGAAGTTTTTGAACATTGAGTTGACAGCCTTCCCTAAAGGGTATCCACCTTTAACGAATTCACCTTTATGGTTGGTGGTTACATCCCAAGGCAAGGTATCGTTAAAAAACTCCTCAGCGTCTTTACTGCTCCACCCTTCTGCATACTTAGACTTGAGTTCCGAGATGAGTAGGTCACGTTCTGCGCGCATATTCTTCATTAACTTATCATGTCGTTCTTCGGCTAGTCTTGTCAACCCAAAGTACTGATTTTGGTACTCCTCTTGCTTTTGATTGTACTCAGTGAAGTTCTTGTGTAATTGAAGCGTGAGGTCTTTCTCATTTAGCCCATCAACCGCTCTATTGAGTTGATTCATCAACATACCCATATTATCGCTGAGCGATTGGAGGCTTTCGTATTCTCCGTCCTTCACGTCCATTTTAGTAGCAAGGTGAATCTGAGACTCAATGATTGGCGTTACTTTGCGTGTGCCTTGCTTATAATTACGCTCACCTCGGGGAAGTCCATCGGCTGTAAACTCAGCAAACTCTTCGTAAGATTTGGACTGAACAAACCGAAGCTCGGTAGTCAATTTACCTAACCCTAGTTCGATGGTGGCACGCAACATATTGACACGAACAAATTTCCCGTCTTCGCCTTCGTGGTAGAAGTATAGAGTTCTATTTCCGTCCGTATAGTAGTATTTATTTCTTCGGTTAAATCTATCGGGCCCATCGAGCGCTTCAATGGTGAATCGTTCGTTGGTCGCTTTTAACTCCTTCACAAAATCCCCTGCGGATATTGTTAGGCTTTTTTCGAGCAGTTCTTTGTTTTCATCACGCAGATTTATTGCTGCTGATTTGTAAGCGCTAAAAGCGCTGTCTAGGTTGATTACTTTATCAAATGATAACATAAGGCATTAGATTAATTTAAAGTTTAAAAAGTATCTTGGTCAATAGGTTTTGAGTATGTAAAAGGGCTTCCTCAGTTTCAGCCCATTTGGTTGAACATCCCCAATCATCGGGTAGATAGTTTGAAGCCTCTACGATAGCCCCAATAAGGTGGTTAAGCCTATCTTTAATTTCAGCGCTGTCACCCTCTCCAAAATAGCCGCATTGGATTTCTTCGGCTATGCTTTCATAAGTCAATTCTAGCTTTTTCATACTGATATAGTTTTTCTTCGGTTATACATTCGTGTTCCATGATTTCTCCGTGCCAAGGACCGCCCTCATACACGATATCGTAGCAACAATAATCGCAAGTCTTGTATTCCATACTGATATAGTTTTTTGATTAAGCACCCTCATACTCAAGGAACATGCTAACGTATTCCTCAATTCTCTCTCGTGTGACCATGACTCCATCGGGGTTACATTCCCCACGGAACTCGTTGAAACATTCCCCCATCATTATGGTGACAATGTCATCCTTTGCGCCAATGATTTTCTCATCATTCGCAAGTTCAACTATGTGGTTAAAGGTCTTTTGAAGCTCGTATGTATTGTCAATCCATAGAGCGATATTCCATGCCTCGTAAGAGGAGTATCCGTTGTAAGACATAAAGACAAATAATTTAATTAGTAATGTTTTCTACCACCTCAACCCCGCATTTGTTTCAGTGCGGGGCGAGGGTTTGGCTAGGTGCTAAATCACCAAGGTTTCGATGTCTCGAGTATGTCGGTTAACCTTTCTAGGGCTTCCCACTTAGTGGCGTAGGATGTATCCCACTCCCCCTCATTACCATACACGTTAAGCGTATCGCTCCAAATAGCCCATCGTAGTACGCCGTGTATGTATCGCTCGAGGAGGGCAAATGAGCAGTCCTCAATGTAGACCTTGTGACCCTTGTACTCCACTAGGTAGAGCCCCTTTTTAACTTTCTTTGATTTCATATGTTTTTGATTACAGCACAAATGTATAACCAATATTGGATACAAGTCAAGAGGCGGGGTAAGAAAGGTATTAAATACTTAGAGTGCAATATCGCCCGTAAGGCAGTACCATAAAGGCATGTGGGATAATGTGGTAGTTTGTGCCCTAGGGTGGATTTGAGTTATTCATACTATAAAGGGGGTGGGGATTGTCAGATGTAACTAGGGGACTGCGTTACATTTCAGTAATTGCCTCAGTCTGAACATGTTAGCAGGATGCAGTTAATGTACCGCTATAGGTATCGATAGTTAGTAGTCTGAACCTCAGATTGTTAGTAGGTAAAACGCTGAAAGTTTTGCGAGTTCTGAGTGTATATGTAGGGGGCTGGGTTGCAGAATCCGTTTCCGGTTTTGTTTGCAAGCGTCGTCATACTACGTATAATCCCCACGATCCGTATTACTGATAAATTGTTTGAGGGTATTTTAACCGTGCCAAGTTGAAGTATTGCTTTAAGTCTGGCGTGTATTATTCGGTAATACAAAAATGCCGCAGGGGCTTGATTTTATAAAATAAAATGTGTAACTTCGCACTAAGCTTGCGAGAGATAATGACTCGGGGTTCTGACGACCCCGGTCTTTAACCGCTAAAAACCCGAGATGCTAACTTAGGAGTGTAAGAAGGGTGTGCTGTGTTTAATTATTAATGGGGGGAGATCATGTGTGAATGTAATTCTGATTACTGTATCTGCGAGTTCTACGATGAAGTAGAGTCCGGTGATATTATTTTGTTTATTTAGTATCTTTGCCTTGATGGCGAAGAGTAGAGCACAACAAGCAGCAATAGCAATTGCTAAGAAGAAGAAGGCTGGTAAGTTACCTGCTTCCTATAAAAAGGGGGGTAAGGTAAAATCGCGTGTCAATGAATCTGGTAACTATACAAAACCCGGGTTGAGGAAGCGGTTATTCCAGGCGATCATGCGTGGCACTAAAGGTGGGCGCGCTGGTCAGTGGTCTGCCAGAAAAGCTCAAATGCTAGCCAAACGATATAAAGCCGCGGGGGGAGGGTATAAGAACTAATGGCCCTCAAAAAACCACAACAGTCGTTAAAGAACTGGACCAAGCAAAATTGGAAAACAGCCAGCGGTAAGAAAAGCTCAAAAACCGGGGAGCCGTATTTCCCTGCAGCGGCAGTAGCCGCACTAAAAAAGGCGGGGCTCTATGCTAAGGCTATGAGGCAGAAAAGAAAAGCCACCAAGAAGGGGAAGCAATTCGCTAGGTACTCTGCCGATATCCAAAAGATTGTAAAAAGATTTAGATGATACTATCCGGAGCCTCTAGCTTGCGGTAGAATCTTTGTACGTTCAAACGTCCCCTCTGGGACAAAGCATACCTCACCCGGTAATTGTATTTATTTTCATGGAACATCTGATCGAGCTCCGTCTTTGGTGACAGCTTATCAAAGTGCTTGTATATATATTCCCTCTTTACTAAAGGATATACCACCCGGGGGCCAAGTTTTTTTCTAGACAGCCCCATCTGGTC